GAAGCTAAGGTTGCAACTATTGAGGCAGAGGCTCCTGAGATTATAGAAATACCTGAATCTATATCTTCATTGAAAGATGATGAACAAATTTCATTTAGTGTTAATTCTTTAGATGAGATTCCTGAACAGTTTAAAGAGAGAGCTGTAAAGAAAGATGGAATGCAGGTAGAAATTAGAGAAAAAATATTCGGATTGCCAATAGGTAAAAAAACATCTATGGTAGTTAACGATGGATATAGATATACATTAACCGGTAAAGAAGCAAAAGATTATGCCATTCAAAAACAAAGCACAAATGAAGGCGTGTTACGCACAGGGCAACCCGAATTGGGACTGCAAGAAATGGGCAAAGGAAACATCCAACCTGAAGTCACTACCACAGGGACCGAAGAAGTCGTTACTGAGCAACCGAAGCAAGAAAAAGTAGAATTTGGTACAGCATTTAAAATGCAAGATAATACTGCTGAAAACACTGTAGGTAAAAATAAAGATAATTGGGGTGAATCTCAAGTATGGAGAGAAAGAATAGAAAATGCAGGAGATATATTGAGAGAATTATCTTCAAGAGGTGAATCACCTGATGCAGGGTATATAGTAGAAAAAGTTAATAAGTTAAAAGATTGGATAGAAAGAAATAAAAAATATCCATCTGAAAAAATTCCTAATGAAATAAAAACAATAGAAGATTTTAAAAATAGTAAATTAAAAAATACTAATGTTTTAGATAGTTATGAATATCTTAATAAATTTCATTCTGATATTCTTGAAAAAATAAAAAAAGAATATGAATCTATAGATACATATACAAAAGAACAAAGGTTAGCAGTTGATTTAACACTCGATTTGATAAACAATAATTTAAGTGGATTAGAGTCTAAATTAAATAATATTGAAAATATTGCAAATCAAATAAAAAAAGAAGGCAAATTAAAAGTTATACCTGATATAAAATTAGGATTACAATCACAACCAAAAGAAGCTTCTTTAAAGATAGAACCAATTATTTCTGAAACTGAATTGCCGGGATATGATAGAATGATTCAAGAGGTAGATGGTATAATTGAAAAATCAAAGGATCGTGCAGTACCTAATGAAAAGGTGAAAGAGAATGTGATGGACTATGTTGCAAAGTCATCAGTATATGAAAAAGCAACTGATATACAGCGTGAGAAAGTATTCCGTGAGGTAAATAGAATGTTTGGATTAAAAGAAGTAGCAGCTCCATCAGCAGGAAAGATTCTTGGAAACATTAAAGATGTTGCCAAAATAACAATGACTGAAAAGCAAGGTCTTGTAAAACAAATAAAGGATTTGGCAAGAGGAGGAAAAGATGCTAAGAAAGCTATTTATTCAGCAGCTCAACAATTAAGTAAAGAAGTAAAAGAATTGCGTAAGCAAGGAAAATTAAATACCAACCAAGCAGCAAATGTTGTTCGCAAGTTTAGTAAAGTAAATGTGCTTAGTCAAAAGTCAATCAATTCATTTACTGATTATATGACTAAGGTTTTTGAAAATTCAGACTACATAGCTAAATTAAACCAAGCAAATGGTCTTAAAAAAGATATATCAAAACTTTCAAAGAATAAAGACAAGAACGCTAACTTAAGAGATTTAGCTCAAAAATTTGTAAAGATAGATCCATCGATGGTTGATGACATTAATGTTTACAATGATATGGCATCTAAGATTAAAGAAGCCATCAAGGGGTCTACTATCAGAAAAGAAAAAGTTACGTTTGCAGATACAGTAAACATTGAAGATACTTCTAAGTATATTAATAAAACATTAGAGGATCAGGATGAAAAGATTCGTGAACAAAAAGCTGAAGAGATTCAAGACTTAATGGGTATTGATGTATCTGATTTAAGTTATGAGCAGATGATGGAATTATTGGATAGCAAAAAACCTATTACAAAATATAATGAAGGTATTATTAGAGATACTATTCAAAAGATGTTTAACATTTACTCAAGCATCATTAATGAAACTATAAAAACAGGTGTAGACCAATTTAATGGAGAGGAAGTTTCATTTACTGATGGTCAAAAAGAATTAGTAAAAAGCTTTATGAATATGGACCTAGCAATGCTTACTCCTAAAGAAGCATTGCAATCTGTAGATGCACTTGCTAATTTTTTAGAAAATCATTCTACTGCAAAAATGCAATCCGTTGTTTCTAATTACGAAGGTATACAAGGAGCAAAAGAAATAGCTGAGAGTGGGACAAAAGCATCTCCATTAAAGAAATATAATATTGAATGGTTAGGGCAGTTATTAGGAAATCAATTTACAAACCTTAATATTCTTTTTGAAAGAATGTTCAAAGGAGTTAGAGCCGGAGCTAAAGTTATGTCTAAAATGGGATTTACCGACTTGGTGAATGGTAAAGCATTTGCTCAGAAGCAATCTAATAATATAGTGGACAAATACGTAGAACAGTTTTATAAAAGAGAAGCTAACGGTGAGGCTTATAATACAGGATACAATAATACCGAGCGTGGGTTAACTGCTTTTATGATAAGAAATGTCATTGGGACTGAAAAAGAAATACAGAATGAATTTAATAGAAGAAAAAATTTAATAAAAGAATCTATTGATGTTTTATCTAATGGAAATGAAGAAGAACAAAAAAAATCAGATCTATACCAAAGCGTGTATGACAAAATTTTAAAGGATTCTAAATCTATTCAAGAAGTAAAAGATAAAACAGATAAAACCAACTTAGAAGGTATTGAGTTTTGGATAAATGAGTGGATAGATAAGTATGAGCAATTAGCTGACGTATCAGAAAATGTTTATAATAAAGTATTAGAGAAAGATTTAAACTTTACTCCTGACAGATTTGCTAAACTTAGTTCAGATACAGGTGTGGTAGAATTAGGCAATGATGAGTCTGCTTTCCACGCTAATAATGGAACTATATACGATAAAGAAACAGGAGTATTGATGACTGCTCAAAAACCTAAGAGTCTTCCTACTAATCCTAAAAACGGAGATACAAATAGATTTATAGAGCTTTCTTTTGACAACAATAATTCAAACTCAATGTATGATGCACTTGTTGACATAAATACTGCTGCACCAATCAAACAAATACAAGGATTTTTAAACTCAACTTATTTTAAAAAGATTGTACCCGAGTCAAGTAATGCTACAATACTAAAAGATAGGATTGATTTGTATGTAAGAAACATTAGAAGCAAAAATCCGTATAGCACAGATGAGTTGGATACTGCAATTAAGAAACTAAACGAGATTGCTGCCATTGGTGTTGGTCAAGCATTAGGTGGTCCATTTCAAGTTATAAAGCAGGTTCTTCCTGTTGCAGCTAATACTATTATTAATACAGGAGGATTGGATTTATTAGCTACATTTAATGAAGACAAAAATAATTTTATTAACAACTCAGGATATGGTATAGCTAATAGAGGAGGAGAATCTCAATCTCAAATAAAATCTCTTAATAGGTTAGCAGAGGAGGCAGCTAAGTCTACAGGTGAAAAGCTATTTAGAGGTATTAAAAAAGCCAATGAGTTTTGGCTTAAAAATTTCTTGGTTAATGCGGATGTTTATATTGCAAAAGCATCTTGGCTTACTTATTATGAACAAGAATTAGCAGAATTAGGTTATGATACAAAAGGTCTTGACTATAAAACCCACAAGTTAAATAAAGAAGCTGCAAATTTTGCTCAACTTATGGTTGATAGACAACAGAATGTTTCTGATGCTGACCTTGCAGGTAAAATATTTGCTTCAAAAGACCCAAAAACTCAGGCGTTTATAAAAGGTATAATGCCTTTTGCAAGTTTTAGAATGAACCAATCTGCAAGACTTGGTTCTGACCTTGCAACTTTGACAAGCAAAACTTCTACAGAAGAAGATAAAAAAATAGCAGCAAAGTCTTTATCAGGATATGCAGTAGAGTCAGTTGTTTTTAGAGCAATTGGAATTTTAATTGCTACAGCATTAGGAACTGCTGTTAAAAAAGCAATGGGTGTATATGAAACAGATGAAGAGAAAAAGAAAAGAATGGACAATCTTTTAAAAGGTGCAAGAACAGGAACAGTTACTGATTTAATATCGCCTCTTCCTTTGGCTGATAAGTTTGTACAGATGGGAGCAAGTGCTTTCTTAAATAAAATTGAGGAAGAAACAAAATTACCTGTATCTATTTATGGAGCAAGTAAACAAGATGTTATTGAGAGTGCAGGTTTATTTGGTATTGCTGCAGAAAGATTATTGCAAACAGTTGACTTAGCAAAATTAGCTGCAACAGGTAAATATACCGATGAATTTGGAAAAGAAAAAACTATATCTGAGAAAAAAAGAGAAGCATTAAAGATGTTTGTTGCTCCTGCATTACTTAGTAATTTGGGATTAGCTCCAACAGAAGTTAATTCTGCAGTTAGATATGCTATTAAGGATGCTAAATCTAAAAATTTGACTCGTGAAGAAGCAATGGCTGAAAAAGAAAAGGCAGAACAAAAAGAAAAATCAATTTCTGAAAAAGTAGATGTATTAAAAACTTTAAAAGAAGATTCTTACGAACAAGAAGAAATAGATGCCATTAATAAAAAGATTTCAGAATTAGAAGCAGATAAAGAAGAAAAAGAAGAAAAAAAAGAAGAAAATAAAGAAGAAAAAGAAGAAAAGAAAAAGTTGCTTACTGACCCTGAAACAGGAAAAGTATATGATAATGAAAGTGATTTAAAAAAATATGTCCCATCTCTTTATGAAGAAAACTTTGGAGAAGATTCAGATTGGTATAAAGAACACAAATATGAAAAAGAAGTTGAAAGCAAAATGAATAAAGAAATAACTCGCATAAAGGATGAAGAAGAAGGTTATGTTGCTCCTGCTCCTGTTAAAAATAAACGCAAGTCAAGAAAAAATTATGATGGGAGTTATAAAAGTTCTTATAGAAAGTATTCATCAGAATCTTCTAGATAAACCTTATATACTTTAATGGTTTTTGCTTATCGTAATAAACCATCATCTCTGAATCGGAATAGGAATTAGCACGGGGAGGTCTTCCTCCCCACTTTATTTCCCCTTTCAACTCATTGGCTTTACCATAAATAATCCCGTCCTCGCACGCCCATATTATGAGAGGCACAAGGCGTTTGTCTATTAACTTTACTAATTTATGTGCTGATATTGGTAGAGGGTACGCATCATATAGTGTCCGGATACGACCCTTTACCTCTGCGTAAGCTATCAGTTTTTCATCCTTGTCGAATACTTTATAATCAATATCTTGAGGATCTAACTTTTTGTATGTACAACCGAACGTGCTTGTGAATAAATCTATTGCTCTTTTTTCTCTAACTAGGTCTGCTTCCTTTTCAAAAATCATCTTCTTCCATTGATTTTAAGATTAACCGTAAATCTATAATTAGGTTTCGTATATCTTTTTCCACAGGCACGAAATCCCTGTCCACCAAATTTTCATAAATATTTGCCAATAGCAGGTGATGTTCATTTATTCTAAATGAAATCCGTTCTGCCCTTAAATTTTCACTATTTTCCATAGTTAGCTATATCATTAAACATTAGGTTGATATTTTTCAATACCAATTTTTCTTTTCCTTTAGGTGTTCTTTTATCTATCATTTCAAGTATACTAGAAAGCCTTGTGTACTTCTGTTCCATTTCTAATACTGATTTCCTTTCCAAAATTAGCTTTTCTATTTGATTATTTAAACTAATAATAGACATTTCTTTTTCATTTTGTGGTTTAACCACTACAAGTTCCTCTTTATTTGCTAAAAATGAGTCTTTGCAAACCTTATACTTTTGCATTAATCCATCTACCTGAGTAAGTAAAGCGTGTACATTACGCATATAACTTATAATAGTAGAATGGTCTTTTCTTAAAAACCTACCAATTGAAGAGTAGGTATAGCCTCTTTCCCTAAGAATTTTAGAGAATACTATTCTTGCATCTACAATCTCACGTCTTTGTGTTTTGTCTTTTACGTCTTCATTAAATACGGATTTGATAATCTCCGTTAATTCTTGCATTTCGTTCATTTGATTTGATTTTAGTTTCCTTTAAATATTTCTACTTTAATTCCGTGTTTTTCAAGCTCTTTGAGTCTGAACTCTTGTAATTTTGACAATTTACCATCAGGCTTTTTTACTTCAACAAATAGCACGTCACAGTTTGGTGGTATGGCTATCAGGTCAGGTATACCATTTTTATTGGTGTTGATCAATTTGATGACATAATATCCTTGAGCTTCTAGTTCTTTGATTTTTTTAGACTGTATCTGCTGCTCTTTCATTAATATTGGTTTGTTCCATTAATTCTTTGATGGACATATTGATATCGGTACACTCTTCAATGAAGTCTATGAACTCTTGTATGTCATCTAGGTCAAACATAAACCTTTCTGCTAAAAAGTATTCGTACGGACTGCAGCTCTCATCTAGGTCAATTTCCTCCAATTGTACAGCTAAAGTTTCCTGTGGGAGAACCATTATAGTAAATATAATAGTATACTCTTGCCCTTTTTTAACCCATTTACTTTGTGGTATGTCATTAGGTTTACCCTTGTCGTTAATGCATATACATTTTATCATATATTATTTTTTTTGATTCCAAAGATCATCTTCGTTATCTCCCCAATAATGGTCACACTTGCCATTTTTCAAAGGTAACTCCATAAAATAACTTTGAGCATACTCATCTGCTTTTGCAGTGAATCTGTAGCATTGATTTTTATAAGGGCAATCGATTTCTCCTATTTGTCCTTTACACATTGTTATGTCAGGCATATTTATTTTTTTTGGTTTTCTATTATGTCATAGTAAAAAGAATTGGTATCTTCTGCCACCCATCTATCTGATTGATTTTCTACAGAAGCAAGTTCTGTATCTACTCTAAATTGTTTTAAATCTTCAGGTAACGGTTTTGTAACAAAGTTAGAGTCTTTCCAAAATATTCTATTGTTAGGCATACATAATAAATATCCATCATCAGACTCTAGTACGTGTCCGCATTTATAGTCAGAGGGTTCGTCGCTATATGGGTTATTGAACCAATCAACAGTAAATATATATGTTGCCCATACCTTAGTTCCATCTCTTAAAACTACTTGTGCTCTGTGAAACGCAAGAAAATCATATTCAATAATAGATACATTTTCGCTAAAGCAATCCCATAGTTGTTTGTAATTAAAGGGTATATCATTTGTTGGGACTTTGGTATATATCTCTGACAAAGGAACTCTACTCCTTAACATACCTGAATCGGTTAGGATATGGAAGGTAAGTATCTTGCCTGAGCAGGATTGGATTCCAAAAACATATACATTGTAGTATTCATTATTATCAGCTATTTCTTTTGTGAAATATGATTTTTTTACTAAAGCTTTAAAGCTAGGGATATTTGAGTTTAACTTCATTTTATTTATTTTAGTTAATGTGTCTTATATGTCACAAATATTCCTAAAATTGTGACATTAATGAATCATTATGAATGAAATTTCAGAAAAATTCAGGCAAATTGTAAAGCTGTTAGTTGACTATTACTCTCTAATAGTAAAGCTATTGGTTTACTTTTCCTTAAATATTCGTAGTATTACTACTGATTTCGTCATTAAATATAAGTTATGTCGGAAATTTGCTGAATTTTCATCATTTAGTTGACATAAAAATCATTTTTAAAGTGTGAGATGGTATAATCCTTCTTTTTGGTAACTGCTTTATAAATATCCTTCTCTATTCCACCTTTTGAGAATATCCAATACACCTGATTCTCAAGCCTATCTTTGGTAGTCATCCGGTCCTTGCTCTGCCAATAGCTCGTAGCACTGAAGTCAATATTGTAATATACCAAGTACTTAGCGTTTCTTAACGATATCCCTTCTCTGCCGGATACAATCTGTAGAGCAATACTTTTATCAGTGGTGTCAAATTCATTTAGATCAGTTGTCAAGTTTTCATCACCAAATACTTGACGAAGTGCATTGAACTCTTCCTTAAACTTATAAAAGATTCCAATCTTGCAACCCTCAAATCTTTTTTTAATGAACTCAGCCTTACTTAAATCAATCACCATAGATTCTCCACTTTCAAATTTAACAGTTCCTGAGCATAATTGATGTACTTTCATCATTAATTTTACAGGAGTGTCTGCTAATATTATCTCACCCTTCCCCTCAACTACCAAATCTCTTTTTAGTTTCTTAATCAAGTTGTATGTCATATCACTCATCTCCACCTCAAGCACCTCCTCAGTGGTCTCAGATTTGAATCCTGCCTCAGCTTGAGTATAGTTGATGGTATACGGCTCTACGGCTTTAATGATTGACTCTAGTCCTTCGCTATAATCTCTGATCAATAACCCGTTTATCTTCTTATCTTTTACCTTTACATATTTGTCACAGAACCTATAAAAGTTTGCAAACTCTCTAAATGGATTATTGGGTATGCCATAAACTTGATGGTACATCTGTGAGTATGACTCCGGTGTTGGTGTACCTGATAAAAGAATAACCATTGGTTTGCACCATCCAATAACTTTCGCAACCAATCCTGCTCTTTGGCTAGGTTTGGGAAATGCTCCCATACTATGTGCTTCATCGCATATTATTAAGTCCCACTTCTTATTGCTCATAACAAGATGCAAACTCTCGTAGTTAATAACAGTCAAACTATATGATGGACTAAGTGCATTATAGTCAGCCTCAATTGAACCAATGGCTTTCTTTTTGGTAATAAACAAAACATTAATTACACCAATCTGCTCTGCTATACCCAAACTTGTTAACGTCTTGCCGGTACGAACCTCCATTGCAAGATACAAGAACTTATGCCTTTTAAGTATCTCAGATCCTTTGGTTATAATGTCTTTTTGGTATTCCCGAAATGGGAACTTTTTGTCCATATCCATTTTATAATTCTTTAAATTTTATTGGGTATTTTGATAAAAAATCAACAACACCTTCAAGTTTTGCAAACTTAATATAGTTGCCATCTGTGTCCAATACCTTTATCATTTCAATTATTATTTTTGGCTCTCCATTTATTTTTTCAAATCTATATTTAACTATTTCAAGACTTCCTATTTTTTTATTTTCCATATCGTTTAATTTTTTATAATGTTCACAACTTTTAATAATACGATCTAATGCTTCAATGTCATTTTTATACTTTAATACCCTTCTGAACTCAACTGATTTGCCTCTGCCGGATTTCACCTCTTTAGTTTGCGTCAGTATATCTCTAAGTGTATTGCAGTACTCTAGCATTGCCTCATTATTAAGCCCTAACTTACGTTCTATGATGTCTACCATTGGTCTTCAGTTTGTGCTTCAGGCTCTTGCCTTTTTGTGATTATGATCCACCTACCGTTTTGATCTCTATCCTCTTGTGGTGTTGTCCCTTCCTTATACATCGCATAAGCTATCAGCCACTTGTAAAACTTTGTTCTACTAATGGTCATCCTTCCTCTTGGTCCATAGTCGGGGTACTCGTCCACAAAGTTTGAATACAGCTCATTTTTGTAAAGACGGATACCTACTTGCAGCATCACCTCTCTATTCTGATGAGTGTCTACCAAACCACACCACTCAATAAACTCGTGGCAGGTCTCTGCTGACAATTGACGAATCTTTAAGTTCACAAATATTGATTTTACAAGTCCGGTTCTTAAATAATTCTTCAAGCACCCAATCATATAATTGTCAAACTCACACCAATCGTCATCATTCCAATCGCCAAACATTAACTTTCCAAACTCATCTAGCGGAGTAAAGGACTTGGTATAATACTGATGCAGCTCCAACTCCCACTTCCTTCTAGCAAATGAGTTGCCGGCACCCTTTATCGCATAGTTGGTAGTGATGGCAATTTTCGGGCTCCTACTAAATGGTATCTTGATAGCATCTTTGTTTTTCTTCTCTAGGGTCAATCCCTCAGTAACTACTGAGAACAACCGCTCAAAGTCAAAGTGCTTCCTCACATCATCAAAGCAAAGTATCTGAGTATCTGCTGACACCAACTGATAAGCAAAACTTCTCTCAAAAGCAAATGATTTACCATCAATCACCACTAACTTTTTCATCTTGCTGAGTGCGTTCATAATCAATCCCTTTCCCGTTCCACCTTCAGGGTTATCACTGATCACCTCATCATTAAGAATAACTGCCGGACAAAATGATAGGTTCTTGTACCCGTGTAATAGAAATCCAATCGTGCTCTCCATTGACTTTACTCTGTGGCTATCCGACCCATTTATATTCTCTATAAACTTTCTGAAGTCACAAGCATCAGTCACATCACAAATATTGAAGTTCCGGTCAATAACGTGGTCTTTCCACACGTATCCTCCCAAGTCCAAGTAGTCAATCGTTGTGACACTATCTTTACTGATCTTAACTGCACAGTTCTTATAATACAAGTAAGACGAGTCTTTATTGTCTGCAATGAAATATATCTCAATGGTCGATAGCATTGACAAGAACTCTTCCTTAAAGAATCTAGTATTGTCAGCAAAGTAGTTATACACTCCAATGTCATCCAACTCTAGCAAGTGCGTAAGTACAAAGTCCTTAATCTCCTTTTCAGACGTGTGATCAATCAGATTATTGGTAACCTTTACAAATATATAGTTCTTACCATTCTCCGGACAGTACTTATAAAACCCATTGTCTTCCAAGAACTGCTTAAACTGAATGTGGATAATCCTTATGACTCCTCTATCGTTTCTATCCCAAAATGTTTGCTTTGCATTCTCCTCCTCCACCTTATTGAGCACTGACTCGATAGTCTCGCTGTCCAAGTTGGAATCTTGCAATTGGTAGCGAATCTCTTTTTTTGATACACCTCTTCTCAGTTTTGCTTTTATCTGATTGACTCTCTCCTCGTCCTCATAATACTTTGTACCAAAGTTTGCAGTATGCTTGTAGGCTGAATCAATCGTGAGCCCAATCTCTCTGAGTGTAAAGTCCTCGTCTGCAAATCTGTTTATTACATAGGATGCCAAACTCTTATTGATTCCAAAATCATTAAATGCCATCGCTAACACGTACGCATTCTGATTGCGTTGTCCCTCTTGCATTGGGTACTTCTTCTGCCACCACTTCACAAGTATCTCCACAATCTTGTTCTCATCTGTGATGGGTATAGTGGCTTGGTCTCTTGTACGGCTAATCTCCGTATAGGCAGCCTCCTCAATCACATCCCAAACTGATGAGTTGTCATTAATGTGAATAAGAGGGTCATAAGACTCATAACATACTCTGCTTAGGTTCTTGCTCGTTTTGTCAAAATAAGGCGAATTAAAGTGCTTCTCTAGGCTATTAAAGTAATTGGTATGGTTCTCTGCATCTGCCGGAATCTTGATGAGTATTTTTAGACCATTACCGGAAGGCGATATGAATACTGAGAACACGTACTTGTTCTTAGACAAGTTCTCTTTGTCTTGCAGTAACTCTTTTTGCTTGGTGTATCCATCAAAGTCAAGGCATATTAGTCCGGAATGCTCAAGGATTGATGCGTCCGTTCTTTTGTTAAACGTACCACTAAAGCATATTGCCGGCAACTGCTTCTTCAGTTCTTGTCTCTCCGGCTTGCGTTTCTCTAGTCTTATTTTCTTAACCAATTCTTTAGTCGCACCTGCTCCTTCCTTGATCCTATCGAGTATAACGTGGACATCCCTAAAGAAAGGTGTGTCAGTATCTCTGATATTTTGGAAAATCGTCACATTATGTGTCATTTTTATGTCGTTTAACTAATTGATTATTAATATACTGTCGATTATGTCGATTTTAAAGTCAATATATATTCAGAAATAAATAAAAGAGTATCTATTTATATATAAACACAGAGTGAGGGTAAAATATTGACATTTTCGACATAGAGTGAGGGTAAAAAAGGGAGAGCATAACTCTCCCCATTTGTTCTAGAAATTAGAATTAGAAGGGTAATTCCTCTTCTTCCTCTACCACTACCGGTGCTTTTTTAACTTTAGCTGCCGGTACTGATTTGGTCTCAGCTTGTGGTTTGGCTGTTGTAGTAGGCTCATAGGTATCCAACTCAACATAATAGTTGCCACTACGGGCAGTCTTAATGTTTAGGTTTACCCAACCATTCTTCTCGTGTTGGCGAATGAAAGCTGCTGCTTCTTCTACCTTCATTGATAGTCTCCCTACTACAAAGTCAGGAGATTTTTCGTTTCTCTTAAATGAGAATCCGTCTGCAAAGATTTTTTCGTCTTGTGCCATTGTGTTTAAATTTTAAGTGTGTCCCAATCTATTTTAACTAAATGGTCTGCCTTTGGGACTAAGCTAACCATTAGTATCTTTACAATAAATATTCGTCAATACAATAGTTGGCAATGTCATCAGTAGGATTCTCTCCATAGTATTTATTGAATACCTCAATGGCTTTCCAAACTTTAACCTCACCACCCTTTACAAAGTCACTTGTTGGTCTAAAGATACCAAGTACTCCCGTAACTTTATCAATTACATAAAATACCAATGGTTTGCCAAACAATTGCTGATACAAGAAACACTGACTGTCGTAATTATACGATTTAGCTGAGTACTTGAACTTATGGATGTCACTTGTTGTCTTTAGATCAATTACCATATCATCCGTTACAATGTCTGCCTTCCCTTTCCATTTCATACTGAATAGGTCTGCAACTGCCGGTACTTCATACTTATTGCCGGATTTGTAGATTTGCTCAAAGAATGCAATGTTTCCGTTCATCACCTTTACAAGTCTCTCGATCTCCTCCATCTCCTTCTTCAACATACAGAATGGTAAGTTATTGGTTTCACAGAATGCCTTGTACTCTTTTGTTGTCCTAGTGCTGACATCAACAAATGGTGTATTTTTAGCCTTTTCCGGCTCTAAAATTAGCTGATGGAAGTATCTTCCTTCCATAAATGCTTTGTTGTCCTCTCTTGGTTTTCCAAAGTCTTGTGGGTTACTTAGTAACGTCCCTATATCTGAATTGGATAGGTAGTTCTTACCTACACCACTGTAGTATTCTTTATCATCTGTTAATATCTCTAGTATGTCTGCCATCGTTATGAGTTTAGTAGGTTAGAAATCTCCTTTTTTAATGAAGGACTGATTTTGTACTTGCGAGTCAATTGTGCTCCAATCTTCTCAATTCCCAACTCTTTATTGGCAACCACATACTTTGCTACTTTATCCCAATCCTCACTGCCTTTTTTTAACTCAGTCAAAGTAGGCTCTGCAGTTTTTGTCACCACTGCATCATTGGTATCTTCGGGCAAATCTTCGCCGGCAAAGATATACAGTCCAAGTCCAAACATTGCTAGATTCTTCACCAAGCATCTCATCATTGTTTTGTTGATATCAAAGGTAGTAGCAGCCTCAACTGTTTTGTCCCCAAACCTTGTACTGTAGGTATAAGATACCTCTTTCATACTTTTGTTTGCTCCATCCATAACGGGCAACCACATTGATAAGGTCTCTCCTTCAATGGTAACTGAGGTATGGCACATAAAACCAAGTGTTTTACCATCTACAGTAACGCACTCAGTTTTACCAATTTCATAAGTGGCATCCGGACAAGCTCTCTTTACTTCGGACCAAGCCCAAGCCCAAGATAAATACGATAGGTCTTTTTTCTTCTCAACGTGCTCGTTCACATTGATTGCTGATAGTCTCTCAAAGACTGATTTTTTGTTTTGTTCCATTTTGTTTGATTTGATTTGATTAAGGTTTGATTAAGGTTTCGCACCTAAAGGTGCAAAATTTTGATTAAATAAATACTGCTTTCTCGATTTCTCTTACTACACTAATATAGTCACGATCCTCAGTTATTTTCTTGTCTACTGACTGAATACCATAAATAACAGTAGAATGCTCAATTTTGTACCCATTCTCTCCCATAAATTTCTGTATATAAGTGATTTGCATAGGTCTTTTAAAGCACAAATAGTATATTAAGTGCCTCGCATCTACTAAAGTCTTCTTCTTTGATTTTGAGAAAATATCCTCTCGTGCTATTCCAAATAGGGATGAGACCCTTTCCACATACTGATTAAAGATGTCTTGTTTCATAATTTGATTTGATTTCGTACAAAGATAGTCTATTTATAGAACATTAAGTCAGTATATTTTACATAAATAAAACCTTCGTGTACAATTTTCTCTGCGTTGTCCCAAGATTCTTTAGTTATTATATGTTGCTCCGGAAAGTTTGGATTGATCTCCAACTCAGCCACCAAACTGTCTATTCGCTTGTGGCAGTCCTCTAGATAGAATTGGACCATCTTCATTTTCTCTACTAAAGTCAGTTCTTTTATTTCTTCTTCCATTTGTTTAATTTTTAAGGTTATCCGTAAACTATTTCTCCGAATGCAAGATATTGAAAAACAGTATCCGCACTGTCAGCATCTCCCTCTTCCTCAATATGTCTGATTAAAGCAGTTTTGTTTTTACTGTCTGCTAACATTTGCAGTCTCTCTTGCATTGTATTTAAACTAATTGTGCCTATCACATCGTCCTCATTATCAGCATCATTGATCGGGACCTCCACTCCCTTTAAGATGGCTTTAAGTATGGACGTGCTCAAATGTGGGTCCTCAGACTTTGGGACTGCTTCCCTTATCATTTTTACTGCCTCTTCACTTAGAAAATACCAATAATTGCTGCCACCTTCTAATGCAGTTACAAAAATGTCCTCAAGTACCTCTTGACTGATTTTTTGTTTTACTTCGATTGTCATAGTTAAATTTTTATAATGTTTAAAAAGTTGTGAATTTTGTCATACATAGCGTCATAGACCTCTTGTATGTCATCGGTGTAGGTTACCATTCCATCCTCAGACTCAGCATATATTTGCTCGTCATCGGGATGGGAATGTAAAATAAAAAACTCTGTTAATTCAGCTACCAATTCATTCATATAGAATTTCTCAATTGGCGTGGCGTTGATTGTCTCCATTTGATTTAGTTTAATATTAGGTTAGCAAATTGTACGATACAAAATTGAGCATAGGTGAATTTTTGTTCTGCTTGAGGAATAGCATTGTATTGCTCTGTCAAATTCTCCTCAAATTCACCCACAAACTCATACAGTAAATTCAATACTTCGTCCGCTGCGATTTCTTTATTTTTTTTCATTTTTTTTCTGTTTTTTAAATAAATAATACATACACACTCCTGTGTATAGTGACAGTGCTAATGGGATGGATACGCATATAAAAAATACTATCTCCCAAATAATTAATAACTTTCTCATAGAATTAAAAATTTAGTACTTCAATATATTGATGCATCTCAATTACGGATCGTGGGTACTTTTGCTGCAAAGCATTCAAGTACTCTTCATTGTCGTACATCATTTCATTTTCTCTCTCATATTGAACCATTGGCTCAATAACTTTTTTAATCTTAGCTTCGGTAAGTGAGGTCATTAAATAAAAGTCCTCTTCTTGCCAAGCACTTGTATTGATTCTAAAGATGTTCATTTGATTTAAATTTTGGTTAATAAATATAAAGTTAAGGTATTTTGTTTTATTTACGTTTAATAACAGTTTAATTTTTGCAATAATTCTTCTAAAAGAATTTTCTCATCTTCATAATGGGTTGCTATTTTCTCATCTTCACTTTTATTGAATAGGTTAATTAAACTCTCAATTCTTTGAGTCCTTGTTAATATTGACTCAATTAGTGTATACTTTTGCTTACTGTTTAACTCAATTGTCATAATGTTATGGTTTTTTAGGGCATCTTACTGCCAAGTTTGATTGAAAAATATATTTAGGGGCACAACTTGACACTGTCAAGCTTATTGAGATTATTATTAATATTACTTTCATTTGATTAGATTTTAAAATTTATAAAATGGTACTGAAATCAACTCGAAATCGTCTTCGGTCTCTTCGACATAATCAAGATCATTCATTTGCCTATTTTCATTGTGCTCTTTCAACCATTTAGGAAAGTGGCTATAGTCTTTTATAACCCCATCGATGCTATTCTCTCTACCGTTGATATCTTTGTAGATAATTATTACTACATTTTTCATATTGATTAATTTTTAGATGTTAAATAATGACGACCATAGTAATGCTATAATGATTAACACGGTTATAATAATAGTATCCTTTGTAGTTTGTGACATAGTTTTATATTTTAGTTTTGATTAAATTATAATTTAGCTCCGAATTGTAATAAATATGACTTTTTGAATGTATGGCAACCGATTTTTATTTCATTGCCTATACTAGCCACCTCATAATTTAAAATCTTTTCCCCTACCTTAATCGTATTGTCCACTATCTTTTTATATAGGTTTTTAGCTATCTCTACAGGTATTTGCACTCCTTGTGTCGTGTCTATTCTCTCATTATTTAATCTCAAAAAGTCATAATCAATACGCCCGTATAAATAAGGAATTTCAAAATTTTGCCACTTTTTGAATGACTCTTTAAATTTTTTCTTTTCCTCTAACTTTTGTACTCTCATTTTTTCAGCCAATAAAATACTTTGTTTTTCGGCGTATTCTAAATATTCGCTTTTGTCTTTTATGTTTAATATTGTTGTAAGGGTTTCGGGTATTTCAATACCAAAGAATGAAGCGTATACGTTTACTTTATTACTGATGTATCCTAATTCATTAAGGTAAATAATTGGCTTTTTTGCCTTTGCTAGCTTATCAGCACTCCGCTTCGCTTCATTTTCCCACGCTTTAAAATTGTCGGCGTGTGTATTGTCGGGGTTGCTGCAATAAACTTTATTGAATTGGTTTGTGGCGTTTCTTGTTAAACTGATTTGCTTCGCCGTTGTATTCGAGTACGTCCGCTCGGTAAATAGTAGGGCGTTTTCGCCTCTCTCATTGGTTACAAATTTACATATTGGGAAATGGCTGCCATAACTGTAAAGCGTTTTACCTCTGAAAAAAAATGATCCATTTGCATTACGTCCGCTATCTTGTGACTGTTGGGCGTATACGTGGGCTAGTTCTGAATTTTGAAATACTTTTTTCATTGTGTTTAATTTTTGAGTGTTTATAAAATATTTAAATTAAATTGCTTCAAATTCCCTTTGTTTAATGTCGTTAATCTTTTGCTTTAATATGTCCGTATTATAAGACTGAAAAACAATACCGCCGCCGTATTGCTTATTATGGAATTTTTTACCGCCTAATTGCTTTGCTAGATATAAAGCCCTTGTGTAGTCGTTTGACAATTGCAAAAAGTGGATAACAAAACGTGGGTTTCCGTTAATGTCGTTGTTAATTCTTGTGAACATAGTTTTTGATTTTAATTTGATTAAATAAATATTTCGTTTATTGCATTTTTTAAAGCGGTATTCACGTGGGTATCATTGCAGCCATCGGGGTACAATTTAAAGGCTTCGTTTATTTCAAAAAGTCTTTTGCCCGTTTCGTCCTTAATTACATTTAGGTTATCAGTAGCAAAGTTTTTTTGTTGATATATTTTAAAATATAAACGATTAGCGTTTGCCGTTGCCGTTGTTTTATCTATTTGGTAACGATCTTTAAATACTATTAAAGCACTTTTTAATTCATCAAATTGAGGTTGTGGGTATTTCATTTGTTTAAATTTTAATTGTTAATTGATTAATGTTAGTGCAATTTACGTCTAATTCTTTTACTATCCAAATTTATTTTTACTTTTTTTTAAAATGTGGATAACTTTTATAAGTTTATAGTATGTTATCAACATATAGTTAGGTATGGAAATATTTATACAAGGGGACAAGGGACGGGGGGCAAAGACAAGAGAGAAAGTCTTTACCCTATCTTTTTAGTAGACTAATAAAGTAGTCTAGTGAATTGGTAGACTAAGTTAATATAGTGAATTAGTAGACTAATAAGATGGTCCACTAGATCAATAGACTAATAAGATAGTCCACTATATTAGTATACTATTCTTTTATGCTAGCGAATGGAGGGACGGGGGGCGGACGTACTCCCGACAATTAACGGTGGGCAATGGCACGGCACGGGAGCGGACGGGTAGCCCATCCATACGGGCGGACGGGACGGGGGACGGTAGCCCCTACCAAAAAGCCAAAAAATCGGGACGGGGCGAAAGGAATTGCACCCCCACCCATTTGTTTTAATTTGACTTCCGGTTGTGGGTCCGCTTCGTCAGACCGCTATAGTACCCAAACACTACGACTATTTAAAATTTAATTATCTTTGACCTGAAATATTTCACAGGTTATTAAAACAATTATTATGAAACTAAAATTTGGAGACAGCATTTACAAGAAGGACTTGAGTAATAGCATTTACCAACAGAGTGGAGCTAACTTTGGTTTGACTGTAAACAAGGGGATGTTAATTAACAATCGTCCTGATGGTCAGACCGGCATCCAACAGGCAGCAGTTGCAAAGAAGGCTGTTCGTCGTATGGAGAAAATACAGACAATGTCAGAGGCTGTATTTCTAGGCAACATCCGTTCAGAGGTAATGGAAGGACCTGAGATGGACTAAAGATCCATTGTCAGAATAACATCCTTTGATAGACCCAACATTAGCGTGTTGGGTTCTTTTGTACCTATTATCTTCATTATCGACATTTTTGTCATTGATTTATGTCGTTTTTATGTCGATTTTATTTTTGTAACTAATTGATTATTAATACTTTATTCTTTTTATGTCGAAAATGTCGATTTTAAAGAGAAAATATAGTACGAAAAAAAAAAGAAAGGAGGGAAATATATATAGAGATATATGGGGAAAATTTTCGACATTTTCGACATAGATAAAAAAAATGTTCGAAGTAATAATAATAGTTATTATATTTGTGGTATTAAATTAAAATCAAATCAAATGGTAGAAACATCAGGTGTTGGGTATTCACCCAAAGATTTACAATTTGGAGCGGACGGTAGAAAGAAATTAATCAGTGGTGTCGTTAAGATGTCGAGAGCTGTTAAGAGTACGCTAGGTCCCGGAGGCAACACAGTGTTGATAGAGTCTCCTAATCACACACACGGTATTACAGTAACTAAGGATGGGGTAACGGTAGCGAAGGCGATTGACCTAATTGATCCAAGTGAGAACCTTGCGGTTAGGATGATGAAGGAGGCTGCTGACAGAACAGCTACGGCTGCAGGTGATGGCACGACAACGGCGATTGTTTTGACAGAGGCATTGGTGTTGGGAGGTCTTGAGCATATCAAAGAGGATATGAACAGGACGGAGGTGTTGAGACAGATGGTGGACATCAGCGGCAAGGTGGTGGACAAGTTAAAGAGAAAAGCAAAGAAAGTGACGAGTGGGATGCTATTAGATGTGGCATCAATTAGTGCAAATAATGACAGAGAGATTGGAAGGATTATATCAGAGGTGTATAAGGACGTGGGTAAGACCGGCATTGTTACGGTGGAGAGGAGTCAGACAGCAGAGACATATGCAGAGACCACAAAGGGGCTTAAAATCGACAGAGGGTATTTGAGCTCACTATTTATCAATGACCAAAAAAAGGACGAGTGTGTATTTGAGGATGTGATGGTGTTGGTAGCTGATATGGAGATAGCGAATATATTACAGATTGAGAACGTGTTGAAACCAATCATTTCAGAAGGGAAGAAGCTGTTGATCATCGCACCTTGCAATGTAAACGTGGTGAACACGCTTGCAGCTAACTCAATGAAGGGGAACTTGAAAGTGGTGGCGGTGCCTCCTCCCAATTTTGGATACAAGCAGCACGAGCTGATGCACGACATTGCGGTAAGTGTAGGAGCGACTTATTATAGCGAGAAGACCGGCGATGACTTGAGCCACATCAATTATGGTGACTTGGGGCACGCAGCAAAGGTGATCGTGGGCAAAGATAAGACGGTGATCATAAGAAGTGCAGCGAAGTCTGATGAGAAATTGGTAGAGGAGAGAGTGGCTCAGTTATGGGACGCACATAAAGAGACTAATAAAAAAGGTGAGAAAGACTTCTTGCTTGAGAGGATAGCATCACTTACCGGTGGTATAGGGGTAATATTTGTGGGTGGTCAGACTGACCTAGAGCAAAAAGAGCTGTATGACAGGGTTGATGACGCTGTTTGTGCAGTACGCTCAGCACTTGAGGAAGGGATTCTGCCCGGAGCCGGCAAAGCTTTGTTTGAGGAGAGTTTGTTAATTGGTACTGAGAGTAGTAGCAATGAGCAGGCTGCTGCAATTAAAATTGTAAGTCAGGCACTACAAGTCCCTCTTATTCAGATACTTGTGAACGCAGGACTAAAAATTGAGGACGTGTATAAGGGTGAGGTGCCAATGGGTAGTGGGTATAATTTAAAGACAGCCAAGATGGGTGACTTGATACAGATGGGTGTCATTGACCCGTTAAAAGTTACTAGATCAGCATTACAAAATGCAGTGAGCGTAGCGACTACTATACTTTCAACCAATGCAATTATCACAATGGCTCGCAGTTATGAGCAAGCATAATAATAAAACTATGACACCAATCGGAAAATATATAGTGGTAAAAGACGTACAAGAGTCTATAAAGACTGAGTCGGGGTTGATACTATCGGGTGAGGACACCAATCAACTAAGGTATAAACGTGCAGTGGTGATAGCACCCGGCACTGACGTTACTGTTATTAATGAGAGTGACGAGCTATATTATGACAAAGCACATAGTTTTACTATGCTAATTGATGACGTGCAGTATACAATCATCTCTGAGCGTGACGTGGTGGTGGTGATTTAGTCTTCTTCGGCTGTTTTTTCGTAGGCTTCTTTTCGTTTCTTCTTGTTATAGGCATTCATCTGAGTGATCATATTGCGGTATACCTTATCGGTATACTTAACATTTTTCAAAAACATTGGGTTGTAGGACAGGCTCGTGGGGATTTCTTCCCCATTTAGCTTTCTATAGATGTCAAGTACAACATTCTTTGACTTGTATGACAGTTGGTATATTGCCCTAGTCCTGCCGGTTCCTTTTCTAAAGTGCTCAATCCAACCTTCTTTCCATAGGCGTTTAAATCTATCTACTTCCCAACTAACGAGTTCAGCAAACTTGTCAAAGTCAGCTCTACCGAAGTAACCTTCTGAGTAGAGGAACAAAATAATGTCAAGATCGGCTTGGCTAAGTCCGTGCTTTGCTTTCATATAATACCTAATAACTCGCCAAAATTTTAGATAATCTATTGGATATGATTTCATTTAATTAAATTTTATTACATTTGTATTGTAAAGTTAATTAATTTTATCAAAAAAGTATCAATTATGCCACAGGACGATTTGAAAAAAAAGAAACAAAATAGTGATGCTACACCTGATTATCGTAATATGTCAAAGGTGAGAAAAAATACTACTGCTAAAGATAGTGCTGATTACAAATCAGGATTTGAAAGAGCGTCTAGTGGCAGAGCTGAGAATTTTCCAAATAAAGCTGAGAAGTGGGGACAGAATGAAGCTGCACGTAGAGGACTAACAAAATTAAGTTCACAATCAGCAGCTTATAGTTCACAACCTATTTACAGTCGCCCTGATACTCCATTAGCTGAAACGCCTGAACCTAGAAGAAAATAAAATATTTAAAAAAATAAAACAAAAAAATATGAGAAACAATTTAAGTTATAAATCAGGTTATCACAACGACACTCCAATAAAGCGTCCTGATACTCCATTAGCTGAAACGCCAACTGCTAGAGAATATTTAGCTTCGGGTAAACCAACAGGTGGAAATAAACCATCTCCTAAAAAAGAGATTACTGCTAAAGAATATTTAGCTTCAGGTAAAGCAACAAAGCCTGCTGAGACTAAAGTTCCTGAAGGATACTCAAAAGTAAAAACAGGACCGGGTGTTTATGAGATTAAAAAAATTGATAAAGCAAAAGAATATCTTGCTAAAAAATAAATTAAAAGAAAATGGCAAAAGAGAAAAAAGTTAAAGAAAAAAAAGTTGAAGAGAAAAAAACTGAATCAAAACCAACACTTCAACAAGATCTTGATGCTATTACTTTTAAAAATAAACAAGCACAACAGATAATAGCTTTACAAAAAAATGAGCAAAGACTTAAAAATAATTTAGGTCGTAATAGAAATAGATATATTAGTAGTACTGAAGGTGCAGGGAATAGGGATAGGCGTGTTAGTTCTTCAGGACGGATTGCAGGTTTACAAATATTAGGGAATTCTTTCGGAAAATAAACATTATAAAACTTAAAAATTAAAAAAAAATGGCAAAGTCAACTCCAAATTTACCGGCATCTTCAAGAATGCAAATGCCTTCAGGCGGTGGTCCTCAAATCAAAAATGCTTTAAAAGCAAAAGCATTAGCTATGAAAGGTGGTGTAGCTTCTAAAGGAGCAATCAAAGGTGCAGGAAAAGGTGCAAAGAAAAAAATGATGAGTAAGTAATTAAATTTTAAAATTATGGCAAACGGATTAAAAAAATCTAAAGATGATATCATCCAAGATGATCTTCAAATTTCAGAAGAGGTAGCAGCAGAAGTTACTAAAGCAAAAGCTCCAAAAGATACTTATGCTATACCTGAATTAAAAAAGAAGGATATTGTAACTGTTCCGGGTCACACAAGAAGAGACTTTAGAAACTAATTTCTATGGCTGATAAGTCAACAATGAAATGCAACCGTCCTGTTCCGTCTAATAGACCGGGAAAGAAAATGATGGTAAAAGCTTGTTCCAATGGGGAGGAAAAACTCCTCCACTTTGGAGCAAAGGGTTACGGTAATAATTATAGTGCTGTAGCAAGAAAAAGTTTTAGAGCAAGACACGGATGTGATAGTGCAAGTAATAAATTAACTCCACGTCATTGGGCTTGTAGTTATTTATGGAAGGGACCGGGTGGTCCAACAACAAGAAATCCTAAAAATCGTAAAGGCAAATACTAATGGCAGAACTAATGAAAAGAAAAGATGGTTCATATTCTAAAAGAGGACTTTGGGATAATATCAGAGATGCAAAAGGCTCAGGTAAAAAACCAACTCCTCAGATGCTTAAACAAGAAAAGATAATTAGTAAAGCAAAGAAGTACGAATCAAAAAGTTCCCTAAATGGGAAAATGTCTTTTCTAAAAGGCAATGTAGGTAAAGTAAAAAAATAATTGCTAAAACTTAAATCAAATCAAATGGAACAATCAAACAAAAGTAAAGGTCTTGGAGATACAATTGAAAAAATTACAACTGCTACCGGAATTAAAAAAGTAGTAGAGACTGTAGCAAAAGCAACAGGAAAAGATTGTGGATGCAAGGCAAGAAAAGACGCATTAAATAGAGCATTTCCTTATCAAGATAAAAAATAAAAAATATGTCAGTTTTTAAAACAACATTCTCAAGAGCATTATCAGTTATACCAACAGATAACGCAAATGTACCTTATCCTGCACAAAGTGCAAGTGGAACGAACACATCTGTAACTGTAGCCTCTCTTGTAGATTCTGCTGCTACATTTGTAACAAAGAACGTAGCAACAGGTGACATTGTTTATAATACAACGGATGGAACAGCAGCAACAGTTCTTGTAGTTGTTAATCAAACAACATTGTTATTAAACGCTGATATCTTTACTGCTACTGCAAAAGCATATGTAGTATATACGGCAAGTCCTCAAACATCAAATGGTAATCAAGGATGTTATTTATATGTTGGTGGTGCAGGTAATGTAAGAGTTACTACCATTGGTCAAGATATAATTACATTTACTGCTGTGCCTGTAGGAACAGTATTACCTGTTCAGGTAGTAAAAGTTCACTCAGTAGGAAGTGGAACCACAGCAACATTAATTAATGGACTTTGGTAATTTGGTATTATGATGAGCAACCAAGATAACAGCAGACTTGATATTATGGCAGAAGAGTTAGAGTCCATTAAGGGGAATATGGCTGAAATGAAAACAATGCTAAAAGATGTTTACACTCTTCTAGCAGGAAACCCAATCGACAAAGACTCTAACGGATTAATTAGTGAGTTTAAAGAAGTGAAGAAACAATTGTCTGATGTAAAAGGAGAATTAAAAAGATATAAGTCTTATTTCTATGCTCTTGTAACATTGGTTGGACTTGGTGCGTTAAAAGTTATTACTGAATTTATATTAAATAAATAATGGCAAAAGCAACAGTAGGAGTAGCGTATGTAAAACCTAGTAAGAAAAAAGGTGTAGCTGCTAAAACAAAAACAAGTAAAGTAAAGACAAGTAAGTTATACAAGAAACAATATCGTGGTCAGGGAAGATAAAAATTAATTAAAATGATAAAGAATATAATCATAGTAGCTATACTGTTAATTTTATTATTCTTTATGCTGATGGAGCCCAAACCTTCTGAAGGTAGAGTTATCACAAAAATAGATACATTAGTACAACTAAAAAAGTACACGAAATACGAGAAAGGTAAAAATATATACCATAAAGTTCTAGATACCATCTACAGACTAGATAAAGTTCAAATTCACGACACGGCATTTATTATTAAAGATTACAATCAAGTAGTAGCTTATTCAGATACTATAAAAAGAGATAGTAATGTTTTTATAATAAATGATACCATATCTCAAAACAAAATACAATCAAGAGGCTTTAAATCAACTGTAGCAGAGAAAACAATCACTATAACTAAAGATATCTACCATAAACCTAAGAATGAACTTTATTTAGGCTTAGTTGGAGATGTAAGAAGAATAGACAATAAAGTGGCTGTTGGAGTTGGAGTGATGTACAAAAAACAAAAAGAATCATACACTTTTAGCATTACCGCCAATCAATTTAACATAGGGTTATACAAAAAAATATTTTAACAATGATTAAGACTATTAAAAACTTCATCTACTCACTACTAAGTGAAGATGGAAAAATTAGTACCAAAAGGTTTGTAGGTATTATTACTGCTGTATTTTTATGTGCAAGTTTAATTTGGAGCATAGCATCTAAAGAGCATAAAGAACCTCCTGCTATATTAGTTGAGTGTATCACTGCTCTTGCAATTGGTGCATTAGGTATATCAGCAACACAAACTATTTTCAAGAAAAAAGATACAACAGATGGCAGTAGCGAAAAAAAAGACAACAACTAGAAAACCAATATCTGAAACGATAACTGAAAAAGCAACAGAAGCTATTAAAATGCCTATTAGCTTTAAGGAGTTTTCAAAGAACCCTGTAATAGGAACTTTATTTGTAGTTCTTATTGCTATTGGGTATTTATACATTGATGTAAGAAAAACATTTACTGATCAAGCGTCCACTCAAGCTGTAAAGATTGAGAAACTAGAAGTGAAAGAAGAATTGTTGCACGATGCAGTGAGAAAACTAGATAGCTCTCTATCATCTGCAACCTCTAAACTATCTACACTAGAACAATTAGGTAAGATACAAAATATTAAATAATGAGAATCTTAGTACTGTGTATATTATTTAGTTCTTGCCAATTAATAACAGGACAAAAAATAGATGAACAGCATACTAAAGATGCAGAGTTTGAGGCTTTACTTAATAAAGTGAACAAGACAAGCGAACTAAGTGCTGCTGCACAAAACAGTGCATCTAAGAAAGCTGCAACTATTGTTACCAATACAGTTAATAAAATAACTGTTTTAAAGGCAGAGGTAAACACTCTTAAAAATGAATTGAATGAAGCTAAAGCAAAGTTGGATAGTGTTAGCACTGTTGACACAGGGAGTAAGTTTGTCTTACGCCCAATATCCTCTGACAAAAAAAATAGGTAATGACACTGTGGTGATAATGACCATCAAACAAGGTGAGCAGATAAACAAGTCATTTGATGAATATGAGGAGAAGGTTTCTAAGTTAAAAGATACAATTGCTATATTAAGAAATAATTTAATAGATGGTAAAAAACACTACGATAGTAGCATAGGATTTGTCAAATCAGAAGTGAATGAGTATAAATGGAAATACGAAGAGAACAAAAGAATGTATTTAAAAAACGAAGAGTTATTTTATAAAACCCACAATACAGATGTTTTACAAAAGATATCACTTGCTATTGTAGTAATATTTTTATTCTTTAAACTAAACTAATATGAAAATTTCAGAACACCTTTATTTAGCAGAAGTAATTCGTAGTGAATCAGCAAAAAGATACGGCATATCTAATATGCCTACAGAAGAGCATATAGCAAACTTCAAGTTACTAGCTGATAATATATTTGAACCAATTAGGAATCATTTTAAATGTCCTATTTTAATCTCAAGTGGATATAGGTCAAAAGATTTAAACAATAAAATTGGTGGATCAAAAACAAGTCAACATTGTTTTGGGCAAGCTGTTGATATTGATATGGATGGAACTGATTATGGGGTGACTAATGCTGACATATTTAAATACATAAAATCTGAGTTACCTTTTGACCAAATGATTTGGGAATTTGGAACTGATAGCAATCCTGATTGGGTACACGTATCTTATTCAGATAGACACAGAAAAGAAATTTTAAAAGCTACAAGAATAAATGGCAACGTAAAATACAGTTTATTTAAATAAAAAATATGAATGAACACAACGGTAATGCTGACATATCTAGACAATATAGAACAAAATACCCGGATATACCTACTAATAAATTAGCTAGGATAATGTATGAAGAAAATAAATTGCAATTTATAGACAAAGAAAGTGCTAGATATCATTTAAGATATATTGAAGGTAAAACAGGAAAAAAATCAAGCAAACTTGTAGAATCTAGCGAATTTTTTAAAGAGGATGATAGAGCTTTAAATCCATATAATCTTCCTTCATCGGATGAGACTATTTATGAGCCTTACGTAATAAGTGGTCATAAGAAACTTTTAATATTATCGGATATACACGTACCGTATCATAATATCAGTTCAATTACTGCAGCTATTGCATACGCTAAAAAATCAAAACCTGACGGTTTATTATTAAATGGAGACACCATTGACTGTCATAGATTAAGCAGATTTATAAAAGATCCCAAAAAGAGAAACTTTAAACTAGAACTTGATATATTCAAAGCTTTATTTGACGTATTTGAAAAACAGTTAAAGTGTAAGATTTATTTTAAAATCGGTAATCACGAGGAGAGATATGAGCATTTTTTATACGAGAAAGCAGGTGAGCTAGTAGGGATAGAGGAGTTTGAGTTTGAGAATATCATCAAAGCTAGAGCAAGAGGTATAGAGATAATAGGAGATAAAAGACCAATGAAAATGAATGATCTGTGGGGAATACACGGTCACGAGTACGTAGGAGGCATTTCAGCTCCTGTAAACCCGGCTAGAGGACTATTCCTTAAATCAAAGACAAGTACCTTTCAAGGACACAATCATCAAACATCAGAACACACTGAGCCTACATTAACAGGTAAAATGGTCACTACTTGGTCATTAGGTTGTTTGTCTGAACTGCACCCGGCATATATGCCACTAAATAAATGGAATCACGGATTTGGGGAAGTAAACCTAGATCCCAATGGTAAAGATTTTGAATTTACTAATAAGCGTATCTTTAATGGCAAAATACTATAAGTAATTGCGTATCAAGATTATATACCGAAAACTAGGAAGAGAAAAACTTTATGGGTTGTCTTCTACTGACGGTATAGTTGAGATAGATAGCAGGCTTAAATCTAAGAAACATCTAGAAATATTAATCCACGAGGTTCTCCATATTTTAAATCCCAACGACTCGGAAGAAGACATAGTTAAAAAATCTATAACATTAACAAAATTGTTATGGAAACAAGGCTATAGAAGAATAGATGAGTCTAAAGATTATGAGCCATTTCAAGATGGTAGTAAATAAAAAATATCCAATAAAAACTATATCTTTGTAACAACTAAAAACTTAAATTAAATGGAAAAAACAGTCAATTTAACAACAGAAGAATTAGAGTTTATTAAAAAAGGTTCAGCAGATTACACTAAAATTAAGATTAATCTTGGCGAACTTGAACTACAAAAACAAGGATTTATTAAACAAGCTGAAGAAATTGTAAAAGCTTTTACTAGCAATGAGAAAGTACTCATTGAAAAGTACGGAGCAGATTCAGTTATTAATATGCAAACAGGAGAAGTAACTCAAAAACAAAATTAATTATTATGACACCAAGTAAATTTATTGGAGAATTGTTTCATTCAAGAGACACAATGCACATTGCACACCTTCAGACAACATCTTTTGCTGAACATAAGGCTTTAAACGGTTATTATGACGGTATATTAGACTTAACTGATACTTTTATTGAGGCATATTTCGGTAGATTTAAAAGAGTAGAGATTATTATTCCTGAAGCAAAAAATCAAAGTGCTGTTGAGCATTTAAAAGAAATGCAACAATTAATTGATGGCGAGCGTAACAATTATCCTTCTGAGCTTCAGAACATAATGGACGAGATGCTTGCATTAGTTGATAAAACTCTTTACTTATTAACATTAGTATAATGAAAATTAATTCATACACTGTTGCTGCACTACCTAAATTAGACGATAGGCTAATAGGGACAAGTGTTGATGGTACACCACCCAACGGAACTTATAACTTTACTCCGGCAGAATTATTAGAATTGTTTCAAGCAAATTTTAATGCTCCTGCTATTGTAATTGCTGATACTCCTGTATATGCAGATAATGCGACAGCAATAGCAGGTGGATTAGTTGCAGGTCAAATCTATAGAACAGGAGATTATTTGAAGATTGTACATTAAACCCTCATAAAGGATGTCAAGAATTAGCACATATGAGGTAGTCCCCGTACCTAAATTGGCTGATAAGTTAATCGGCACAAGTGTTGGAGGGGAAATTGAAGATATAACTTATAACTTCACTTTAGCAGAATTATTAAATTTATTTATACCAAACATACCTGCAAGCGGATTGCAGGGTGTTTTGGATATAGGCAATAGTGCCATTCAAGATATTATATTAGATGGAACAATATATACTACTAATCTTGAGGTAACTAATACTGCCACTATATTAAACAGTTATTTAAATGGAGATACCCATATATTGGGGGCTTTATATGATGTACATAATTTAAAAGGAATTGCTGCTCAAGTACTTACAAGTACAGGAACAAGTGTTGAGTGGGTAACACTTCCTCCTATTTTTATACCTAATTTACAACAAGTATTAGAGGTAGGTAATACAGCAGATATTGACATTATTTTAGATGCAAATATTGAAGCATTAGATATTAATGTAGATACCGCAACAATCAATAATAATATTACCATTGATGGAACCATTACTGACGGAGATTCTTCAGTAGGTACTTTAAATCAAGTTTTATCAAGCACAGGGACAAAGGTTAAATGGGTTAATTTACCTTCTTACTCAGCCACCTCACCATTATTTTTAGATAGTATAACAGGTGTATTCTCAATACAACAATCAGATAATACTCATAATGGGTATTTATCTTATGTTGATTGGATAACATTTAACGGAAAACAACCTGCAGGCAATTATATAACTGCATTAACAGGGGAGGCTACAGCAACAGGTCCGGGATCAGTTGCTATTTCACTCAGTAACCCTGCCGTTATAGGGAAAGTTTTGTCAGGACTAAGTATTACAGGTGGGTCAATATCTGCTACAGATAGTATATTATCAGCATTTGGAAAGGTACAAGGTCAATTAAATGCATTAGTTGGTGGAGTTATGTTTAAGGGTGTATGGAATGCATCTACTAATAATCCTACTTTAACAAGCAGCGTAGGTACTCAAGGATGGTATTATATTGTAAATGTTGCAGGTAATACTGATTTGAATGGAATTACTGATTGGCAAGTGGGAGATTGGGCGATATTCAACGGTTCCACGTGGAACAAAATTGACAACACTGATTTAGTTACATCAGTGAACGGTCAAACAGGTGCAGTTAGTTTAACAACTGATAATATTAGTGAAGGAATTACAAATCTTTACTATACAGATACACGTGCAAGAAATTCAGTAAGTGCAACTACACCATTGGCATATAATAATATTTCGGGTGTATTTTCTATTCAATCAGCCAATTCTTCTCAAAATGGATATTTAAGTAGTACAGATTGGTCAACATTCAATAGTAAACAAGACGCATTAAGTGGTACAGGATTAGTTAAATCAACTACAGGCGTTATAAGTTATATTGCTGACAACTCATCTAATTGGGATATTGCATATGATAATTCAATTATAAGTGCTGCAGTTACAGGAACAAGCGTTAAAACGCTTACTCTTAACCAACAAGATGGAGGAACAATTACTGCTACTTGGTCAGATGCTAATACAGGACTTACGTCAGTAGGACTTAGTATGCCATCTGCATTTAGTGTATCTAATAGTCCACTTGTAAGTAATGGTACAATTGGAGTAACGGGTGCAGGTACTGCTTCACAATATATAAGAGGTGATGGTCAGTTAGCTACTCTTCCAACAGGTGGTGGTGGCGGTAGTTCAGTATCTTATTATTTAAATGGAGGTACAAGTCAAGGAACAATAGGGGGTAATCCTTATGAGGAGATGAGTAGAACTGCAGTTGTTGGTACAAATGTAGATTTTAATATTAATACAGATGGTTATGTAGCAAACTTTGTTACAGATGCAGGAGACCCTGCTTTATTACAGATACCCGGAGGCAATTGGAATTTTGAATTATTTTTTAGTGCATCTTCAAGTGGAGGCACTCCTAGTTATTATGTTGAATTATATAAATATGATGGAGTTGTACTTACTTTAATAGCAGACAACTCAGCTACTCCTGAAGCAATTACAGGTGGTACATCTATTGATTTATATGTAACAGCATTAGCAGTTCCTCAAACATCATTAACAATAACTGATAGATTAGCGGTAAGGGTATATGTAATACATAGTGGTAGAACCATTACATTACATACACAAGGAACGCATTTATGTCAAGTTATAACTACATTTTCAACAGGAATATCTGCATTAAATGGATTAACTGCACAAGTACAATACTTTGCAACAGGAACAGCAGGCACTGATTTTGCAATTAATTCAGCTACTGCTACACATACATTTAATTTACCTACTGCATCTGCAACAAATAGAGGAGCATTATCAACTACAGATTGGACAACATTTAACAATAAGGCTGATGCTTTAAGTGGGACCAATAATACAGTAGCTAAATTTAATTCTAGTACAACAATAGGAGATAGTAATATAAAGGATAATGGAAATGCAGTAAGTATTAGTACTACAGCAGGATCATTTGGAGCATTACAAGTTGGCAATTACAATGGTTCTATATTAATGAATACTGCTAATACAAGCGGTGGATTAATATTTCAGAACAGTTCTTCTTCAAATAAATTATGGGATTTTTCTTCTTATAACAACGACATTAATTTTAACGAATCAGGCGTTCCAACTCCTGTAATGACATTACAATCAGGTGGCAATATAGGTATAAATACAATTGCTCCATCTAACAGATTAGATGTTGTAGGTACATTAGGTGCAACAGGAATTGTTACTTTAGATAATTTAGCAGGTTCAGGTAATAGAATGGTAATAGCAAATTCTTTAGGAGTTTTGTCTACACAAACCATCACTACAGGAACAGTTACTGCAGTTACTGCAAGTTCTCCTTTAGCTTCAAGTGGAGGAAACACTCCTAATATTACAATTCAGCAATCTAGTGGCAGTCAGGATGGATACTTAAGTTCAACTGATTGGACTACTTTCAATAATAAACAAGCATCCGGCAACTACATTACTTCACTTACAGGTGAAGCAACAGGAACAGGTCCGGGAGCTACTACTGTTACATTAAACAATGCATCAGTAACAGGAAAGGTTCTTACAGGAATTAACATTACAGGAGGAACAGTAGTTGATACTGATTCAATACTTACAGGTTTTGGTAAACTACAGAATCAAGTTAATGGATTAATTGGTGGAACAATATATCAAGGTACTTGGAATGCAAATACAAATACACCTGCATTAACAAGTGGTGTTGGTACAAAAGGTTATTATTACATTGTTTCAGTAGCAGGTACAACTAATCTTGATGGAATCACAGATTGGTTTGTAGGGGATTGGGCAATATTTGATGGAACAGCTTGGCAACAAGTAGATAACACAGATGCTGTAGTAAGTGTGAACGGACAAACAGGTGCTGTTAGTTTAACTACTGACAACATCCCTGAAGGAACAACAAATTTATATTATTTAGATAGTAGAGCACGTGCTGCATTAAGTTTTACTGCAGGTAGTGGTGCTTATAATAGCACTACAGGTGTTATTACTATACCAACTAATACAAGTCAATTAACCAATGGTGCTAATTTTATAACCTTAGCATCACTTAGTGGAACGTCTCCTATTGTATATAACAATACTACAGGAAATATAAGTATTAACCAATCAAGCACTTCAAGTAGTGGATACCTTTCTTCAACCGATTGGAATACATTTAATGGTAAGCAAAATACTATTACATTAACTACTACAGGAACAAGTGGTGCTGCTACTTTTATTGCCAATGTTTTAAATATACCTAATTATAGTACAGACTTAAGTGGTTATTTACCATTGACAGGAGGAGCATTGACAGGATCATTATCAATTACTTCTGCTGCCCCTACTGCACTTAGTGTTGTAGGCATTGCAAGTGTTTCAGGAAATTTAATATTAACAGGCACTTATACAGATTATAGACAACAATCTTATATCAGATTTTCAAATACAGGTGGTGGTACTAGGTGGGGTTATATTCAACACGATGGTACTAATTTAACTTTTTTTAATGATATTGCTGGAGGTGGGTTTACATTTAATAAAAATGTTACATTCAGTTCAACACTATCTAATGGTACATATACATATACCCTTCCATCAGCAACAGGTACATTAGCTTTAACTTCATCATTAAGTGGATATTTACCATTAACAGGTGGTACACTTACAAATACTTTAACAACTACAGGAGCAACAAATCCTTTAATAATTAAAGGTACAAATGCTTCAACAGAATGGACAGAATATTATTATAATACTTCTACATTAGCAGGTTATATTGGTAATGGGAGTGGAATATTAAGTGGTGCTGCTAATAGTGATTTTATTGTTAGAAGTGAAAGTGATTTTGTAGTAGCAACAGGTGGTAATAGTAGAAGGCTTACCATAGCCTCTACAGGAGCAGCTACATTCTCTAGTAGTGTAACGGCACAAACAAATTTAGGTTTTATAAATACCAATTCTTCACAAGCAGGATTTGTTGCAGACTATACAGGTACAGGAGCATTAAAAGTTTCGTTTAGTACTTACAATGATGTAATGAATATCTATAATGAAACAAATGGATATTCAATTATGAACTTTACAAGGTCTTCTAAAAATCTTGTAATTAACCCAAGCGGAGGCAATGTAGGAATAGGAACTACAAGTCCTGTTTCATTATTAACTGTAGCAACAGGCAATGTTACAAATGCAGGGCAATGGAGTTCATCCGCAATAGCATTATATAATCCAACAAATGTTGGTGCATATTCTCAAATTAGTTTTGGATATACTTCTTCAACAACAAATGCTTCTGCATATATAGGTTATGTATCTACTAATCAAGCTTCTAACGGTTTTGGAGATTTAGTATTTGGAACAAGAGCCGTTTCCACAGATACTCAACCTACAGAAAGAATGCGTATTACAAGTGGGGGCAATGTAGGAATAGGAACTACATCTCCGACAGGTAAATTAGATGTTCTTTCTACATATGCAAGTGATGTAACTGCTCAAACAGTTTTAAGAGATAACACAGGAGTAGCATTAAACTTTGGAGGTACTGCAAGTGGATTTAAATTTATACAAGCACAGGATGCAGGAGGTGCGAGTACTTTTTACAATTTATTATTAAACCCTAGAGGGGGCAATGTATTAATAGGAACTACTACAGATAATTCATTTAGATTACAAGTTTTAGCTTCAGGTGCTCCAATGATGTCTTTAGCTACAAGTTCAGCAACAGGAGGATATCTAGAAGTTAGATATAATACAAGTTCAGTTAACGGATATTTGGGAGCAGGGAATCAACTTGTTACAGGTGGAGCAGTAGCAGATATGGCATTAACTTCTAATACAGGTAGTGTTTTATTTGCTACAGGTGGAGGTACAGAAAGAATGCGTATTACAAGTGGGGGGGAAGTACAAATTAATGGAACTACAAGTGCTTCAGGTGCTAGTAAATTAACAGTTAGATATGATGGAACTTCAAACTATCCAATAACTGTTGGAAATGAAAATGTTTCAGGAGGATTAATAAGATTTGCAGGAAATGGTTCAGGTGTACTTGGCTCAATCACACATAATGGAACAAATGTCGCATATAATACTTCATCAGATTATAGACTAAAAGAAGATTTTAAAGAATTTAATGGATTAGAATTAATTTCTAAAATCAAAACATATGATTATGCTTGGAAATCAAATAAAAGCAGAATGTATGGATTTATTGCACACGAATTGCAAGATATATTACCTTATACAGTAAATGGTAAAAAAGATGAAGTAGATGAAGATGGTAATGCTATATATCAAGGAGTTGATTATTCAAAAATAGTTCCAATATTAATAAAAGCAATTCAAGAACAAATGGGAATTATTAACGAATTAAAGGAAAAAATGATAACTTTAGAATCTAAATAATGGCATATTTATACCGACATATTAGGCTAGACAAGAACGAACCATTTTATATTGGTATAGCTGATAAGAATGAATATAGGCTTACGGAAAAAAGAGGTAGAAATAAGATATGGTTTAATATTATTAATAAGACTGATTACGAAGCTGAAATACTAATTGATAATTTAACTTGGGAACAAGCACTTGAAAAGGAAATAGAATTTATCTCTTTATATGGTAGAATAGATATTAATACAGGTTGTTTAGCAAATATGACTATTGGAGGTGAAGGCACAATAGGTAGAAAATATATTCAATCAAAACAACATAAGGAAAAATTATCAAAAGCAGCTATTGGTAAAAAAATGTCTAATACTTGTAAAGAAAAAATGAGTAAAAGTCAAAAGTTACCAATATTACAATATGATTTAACAGGAAATTTTATTAAAGAATGGGATGGTATTATAGATGCTGCTAAATCAATGGGTAAATATTCTACAAATATTATGAGATGTTGTAGAGGTAATTTTAAGCAAGCCTATGGTTTTGTATGGAAATATAAATATCCTGAATTAAAGGGAAGAAAAATTAAGAATAAACAAATAAAAGAATTACAAGCACAAATAAACAAATAAATATGAAAACAATTTCACCAATCCAAACTTGGATAAACGGAAAATCAGTAGAGGCAACAATCTTTAATATGTATGTAATAGGTGGTGTGCTAGGGTCATCAGCATCATTCTACTACTCATTACTAGATGAAAGTCTTGCACAAGTAAGTCAAGGTAACCTTACAATGAGCGGAGAAGCTTATTTAGGATGGGGTAATGACGATGAGTATGCTTGGGACTACGCAGCTACAGAATTGAATTTAACCATAACAGGGGATTATATACCACCTGTAATAGATGAAATAAATTATATAGCACCTGCAACAGATGAAACAAATTAAAGATTATCCTAATTATTCTATAACAGAAGATGGGGTTATATTTTCTAATATAACAAATAAAGCTTTAGCTCCATTTAATAATAATGGATATTTAAGAATTGGACTATCTAAAGACAATAAACGAAAAAAGTTTCTTGTTCATAGGTTAATTGCAGAAGCATTTATTCCAAATGATCAAAATAACCTTTTGATCAATCATAAAGATGGAAATAAAATGAATAATCATATTTCCAATTTAGAATGGTGTACTTATAGTGAAAATTTAAAACACGCCTATAAAATTGGTTTATATACTGATATTAAAAAAGCAGGTGTGTATGGTAAACATACAATTAAATGTGCTCAAAAGGCAAATGAAAAAATTGTTTTAGATACACAAACAGGAATATTCTATGATTCTATAAAGGAAGCAGCATCAATTTTGGGTATAAACTATTGGAATATAGCTCAATATTTATCAGGTAAAAGGAAAAACAAAACAAGTTTAATATACGCTTAACTGTGTAGTTTAAATTATTTTTATTACTTTTACATTAATTAAAATCAAATTAAATGACAAAAAAGTACAAAGTAACAGAACTAAACGCAGTGGCTAATCTCATTAGCAAATGCAAAAATGACAAGGACCTCAGAAATCCTTCTACTACCCTTTCAGGTATTAGGTTAATGCGTAAAATTGAAACGATTACCAAAAAGTTTCAAGAAGAACAAACAGAATTGTTTAAGGTTTTTGAAGTAGAACAATCTCAAAAGGATGGTATGGGATACTACGATTGGACTGATAAAGATCCGGAAATCCAAACAAAAATTGTTGCTTCATTAAATGAGCTAACCAATACTGAGTACGAAGTAGAAGGGTTTAACAATATTGATGAGAATGATTTTGTAATCTACACAAGAGGATTAGATAATCAGTCAATTGTATTTCTATACGATTACTTAGTAAAAGATGCTGACTAATGGATATACGTAAAATCTCTATAGGTCCTGACTACAAGGGTGGTGCTATGCACTACCTTGTAGGTCAAAAAATACTTGGAGATTCTCACGAAATCCATTTAATTAGAGTCAACTCTGAGAAGCAATCTGTTCAAATTTTTATTATCAATGAAAAGTCAGAGATTGTACTTTGGAAAGAGTTTAACTCCACTATACCTATTTCAATCGAATATAATATAAATATATAATGCAGTCTCCATTCTATTTCATTGTCAAACCAATGAATGGAAAAAGATACGACAACACAAAGAATATAGGAGGAATTGACTTTATTGTTAGTACTTCTGAGGAAGACCATAAGTTTTCTAATAGATTTGCTGAAGTTGTAGAAGTTCCATTGGGTTACACGGGTCCTATTCAACAGGGTGATACATTACTTGTACACCACAATGCTTTTAAGTTTTATAATGATGTAAAGGGTAGGCAGAAAAGCGGAAAGAGTTTTTTTAAAGATGACATATTCTTTATTGAGACTGACCAATTTTTTATGTACAAACAAGGTTCCACGTGGAACTCTTATGATAAGTATTGTTTTGTAAAGCCTATTGCTGCAACTGAAAGTTACATAAAGAAGCCATTCTCAGAAGAACCTCTGATGGGTATAATGAAGTACTCAAATAAGTACTTAATTGATCGTGGAATCAAAGCAGGTGATATGGTATGTTTCTCCCCTGATAGTGAGTATGAGTTTACTGTTGATGATGAGAAGTTATATAGAATGTATGACCACCAAATAACAATTAAACTATGAATCTAATCACATTTGATGACGTTATTAAAGACCCAAAAGCCTATGTATTTGATATACACAATCACGAGTTTCAAGACGTGGCAGACGGAAGTAACACATTCCGGAACATTCAGTCAAGAGACAACTACGATGAGTTTGCAAGGTACGTTACCGAGCTATTTAGTGATTTCCGTGTAAATTTTAATTTTATACGTAAGTCACCACTAAATCAAGTAGAACCTAACTTTATCCACACTGATGAGATGATGGGTGACATTACTTGTATTTTATATTTAAACGAGGATGCCCCTGAAAATGATGGTACTACAATATACGATGAGAACAACAACTCATTGATTACCATACACTCTAAGTTTAATCGAATGATAGCTTTTGACTCAGATGCTCCGCATTCAAGAAACATTCTAGAGAATTTTGGACAAGATAAAAGTGCAAGGTTGGTGCAAGTAATATTTTTAAAAGCTAAGTAATGAGAGATACCAAAGAGATAAAACTAAGGATTATTGAAGCAGGATACAAAGCAGTTAACCATCTTATAAAGGTGGCTGAAGAAGATATTATCAATACTGAATCAGATACTGATGTGTCTGCAGATAAAATGAAGAATGCAGCAGCAGCTAAGAAGTTAGCCATCTTTGATGCATTTGAGATACTAAGTAGAATAGAAGCAGAAAAAGAAAACCTTGAGTCAATAGACAAAGGGATAAGTAAAACAGATACAAAACAAGGATTTGCAGAAAGAAGGTCAAAGCAATAGTTTATGTCGTATAGTCGATAACCACATACCGGCAGCCGTTATCTCTAATAAAAATAGAGTGAGGTCGTGGATATATGGGTATAATGACCAATATGACGTAGTAGTAATCTCAAAGACGGGTCAAATAGGTCAAGTAGTTGACATATCAGGATTAAAGATTGCCCTGCCTGCTACGCCTGATAAATGCTTTCAGAGACACCCGTCAAAAGCTGAACAGTATTGGGAGCGTCAAGACTTACCTCGTGAGTTGTTTAAAATACAATCCATATTTCAGTGGAACGATAAACCAAAAGAATTTAAAGATAGGTGGGTAGATTATATTGAACGAGAGTTTGATTACAGAGAGCAAGGATTTTGGTTTACCAATAATGGTGTTAAAACATACATTACAGGTTCTCATTATATGTACCTTCAGTGGTCTAGTATTGACGTGGGGTATCCTGACTTCCGTGAAGCTAATAGAATCTATTGGATATTTTGGGAAGCTTGCCGTGCTGATCCTAGATCGTTTGGTATGATATACTTAAAAATTAGGCGTTCAGGCTTCTCGTTTATGTCATCCTCAGAGTGTGTCAATATAGGTACCCTCGCACGTGACGCACGTATAGGTATCTTGTCTAAGACGGGTGCTGATGCTAAAAAGATGTTTACAGACAAGGTAGTTCCTATTAATAGTAGGCTACCTTTTTTCTTTAAGCCTATTATGGACGGTATGGATAAACCAAAGACTGAGTTGGCGTACCGGGTTCCTGCAGCAAAGATTACAAAAAAGAATATGTATGAGACCAATGACAATGATGTGGATGGTCTAGATACATCAATAGATTGGAAGAATACAGAAGACAACTCCTATGATGGAGAGAAGTTATTGTTTTTGGCTTCGGACGAAGCAGGTAAATGGACAAAACCTGTAAACATCAAAGAGAATTGGCGTGTAACTAAAACTTGTTTGCGTTTAGGTAGCAAGATAATTGGTAAGTGTATGATGGGGTCAACATCAAATGCATTAAGTAGAGGAGGACAAAACTTTAAAGATATTTATGAGGATTCAAAAGTAATTGTTAGAAATGCAAATGGACAAACAAAAAGCGGATTATATGCTTTATTTGTGCCAATGGAATGGAATATGGAAGGGTTTATTGATAGATACGGTCATCCTGTATTCCATAAACCTGCTGAACCTATAATGGGTGTAGATGGGGCATTGATTAAAAATGGAGCCATTGACTATTGGGAAGCTGAGGTTGAGTCATTAAAGAGTGATGCAGATGCCTTAAACGAGTTTTATCGTCAGTTCCCACGTACTGAGTCACACGCATTCAGAGATGAGAGCAAACAGGCTCTATTTAACTTAACTAAGATATATCAGCAAATTGACTATAACGACTCAATGATTAAGGATCATTATCTTACTCGTGGGTCATTCTCGTGGAAAGATGGTATAAAAGATACACAAGTTATATGGACTCCTGAGCAAAGGGGTAGATTCAATATTAGTTGGGCACCACCTAAGCATATGCAAAATAATGTTCATATAAGAAATGGTATCAAGTATCCCGGCAACGAGCATCTTGGTTCATTTGGTTGTGACTCCTACGATATCTCAGCAGTGGTAGGGGGACGTGGGTCTAATGGAGCATTGCACGGTATGACTAAGTTTCATATGGACGATGCTCCTGTTAATCAGTTTTTCCTAGAGTATATTGCTCGTCCTCAGACAGCAGAGATATTCTTTGAGGAGGTTCTAATGGCAATTGTATTTTATGGTATGCCAATATTAGTAGAGAATAACAAACCAAGACTTCTATACCATTTAAAGAATAGAGGATACAGGGGGTATAGTTTAAACCGTCCTGACAAGCAGTTAATGAAACTGTCAAAGACTGAGCGTGAACTTGGGGGTATTCCTAACTCCTCTGAAGATGTAAAGCAGGCACACGCATCAGCTATTGAGTCGTATATTGAGAAATTTGTGGGGATGGACTTGGAAGCAAAGTATAGAGACCCTGAAGAAATGGGGACAATGTCATTTACAAGGACCCTTGAGGATTGGGCAAAATTTGACATTAATGACAGAACAAAGTTTGATGCCTCTATTAGTTCAGGTTTATGCATAATGGCAAACCAAAAACATATGTATATGCCGGAGAAAAAAGAATCAAAATTAATTATTAACTTCGCCAAGTATACAAATGATGGTACAACAAGTCAATTGATTAGATGAAAAATATAGCAATACAAGTAAATGCAACATCTTTTCCAAGTCAGTTAGTAACTGATTCGGAAAAAGCATCAAAGGAATTTGGCTTACAAATAGGTCAAGCAATACAATATGAGTGGTTTCGTAAAGACGGAAGTTCTTGTAGATATTATAGTCAATGGAGAGATTTTCGTAGAGTAAGATTGTACGCACGTGGCGAACAGTCAATTGCTAAATATAAAAATGAATTAGCGATTGATGGAGATTTATCTTATTTAAATTTAGATTGGACTCCGGTTCCTATTATTCCTAAGTTTATTGACATTGTTGTCAATGGTATGTCTGATAGACTTTTTAAGGTAAAGGCTTATGCACAAGATGCGATGTCTCAATCTAAAAGAAGTAGATATCAAGATATGGTTGAGTCTCAAATGGTATCTAAAGATATCTTAACAACCATCAAAGAAAAAACAGGTGTCGATACATTTATGATGGATCCTGATAAATTACCTGAAACGGATGAGGAGTTGTCATTGTATATGCAATTGAATTATAAACCTGCTATTGAGATTGCAGAAGAAGAAGCTATCAATACAATATTTGACGCAAATCATTATGATGATATTCGTAAAAGAATTGATTATGATATTACTGTTGTTGGGTTAGGAGTTGCAAAGCACGAGTTTTTACAAGGAGCAGGTGTTAAGATTTCATATGTAGACCCTGCAAATATTGTTTATAGCTACACTGAAGACCCATTCTTTAAAGATTGTTTTTATTGGGGCGAGATTAAAACAGTTCCAATAATTGAGTTAATGAAAATTGACCAATCTTTAACTAAAGAAGATTTACAAGAAATTACACAATACAGCCAATCTTGGTATGATTATTACAATGTTGCTCAGTTTTATGAGAATAGTATGTTTTACAGAGATACCTGTACTCTTTTGTATTTTAATTACAAAACAACTAAAAAAGTAGTTTATAAAAAGAAAAATCTTGAAGGTGGTGGTTCACGCATTATTGAAAAAGATGATACATTTAATCCTCCTGCTGAAAAAATGGAGGAAGGTAATTTTGAGAAGATAGAGAAAACAATTGATGTTTGGTATGAGGGCATAATGGTAATGGGTACAAATATGCTATTGCAATGGAGGTTGTCTGAAAATATGGTTCGTCCAAAGTCATCTACTCAACACGCACTACCAAACTATGTTGCTTGTGCTCCACGTATGTACAAAGGAGTAATTGAATCATTATGCAGAAGGATGATACCATTTGCTGATTTAATTCAAATAACACATTTAAAATTACAACAAGTTATTGCACGTACAGTTCCTGATGGTGTATTTATAGATGCAGATGGATTAAGTGAAATTGATTTAGGTACAGGAAATGCTTACAACCCTGAAGATGCTTTAAGATTATATTTCCAAACAGGTAGTGTAATTGGTAGAAGCTTTACTCAAGATGGTGACTTTAATAATGCAAGAGTTCCTATTACTCAGTTAAACTCTAACTCAGGAGCAGCTAAAACTCAAATGCTTATTACAAATATGAACCATTATGTGGATATGATTAGGTCTGTAACAGGTCTTAATGAAGCAAGAGATGGTTCTAATCCTGACCCTAATTCATTAGTTGGTCTACAAAAATTAGCAGCATTAAACTCAAATACAGCTACAAGGCATATCCTTGATGGTTCTTTGTATATGTATCGTTCATTAGCAGAGGCATTAACTTATAGGGTTGGTGATATTTTACAATACGCTGACTTTAAAGATGAATTTACAAATCAGATTGGTAAATACAATGTATCTATATTAAACGATATTAAAGACCTTTATATTTATGATTTTGGTATATTCATTGAGATTTCTCCTGATGAAGAACAAAAAGCACAGCTTGAAGCTAATATTCAAATGGCATTAGCTAAAGGTGATATTAATCTTGAAGATGCAATTGACATACGTGAGATAAGGAATCTTAAACTTGCTAATCAATTATTAAAGATGAAGCGCATTAAGACTCAAGAACGTGAGGAAAAAATGGCTATGCAAAAGCAAGCTATGATTGCTCAACAACAATTGAAGTCTCAAGAAATGGCAGGTCAAATGGCAATGCAAAAAATTGATATGGAGACTAGGTCTAAGATGCAGATTAAACAAGCTGAGATTGCATTTGAAATAGAAAAAATGCAGAAAGAAGCTGAGTTAAAATCTCAATTAATGGCTGAAGAGTTCCAATATAGTCAACAAATGCACGGAATGGAGATTAATAATCTAACTGAAAGAGAGCAAAAGAAAGAAGATGCTAAGGCAAAAAGAATTAGCCAACAAAATACTGAGCAATCTAAGTTAATTAATCAAAGAAAAAACAATCTTCCTCCAATGAGTTTTGAATCAAATGAGGATAGTTTAGATGGGTTTGATCTAGCAGAATTTTCGCCTAGATAAAAATATCAAATTTTTTATATATTTTTGTATAAATAAAATCAAATCAAATGGAATTATTAAAAGTTAGATCATTAGATGTAATTGAACCGAAAAGCGTTCAAGAAGTTGAAACACAGTTACTCGAAAAACACGAGCAATCGTTAAGCAATGAACAAGAAGATTTGCAAATACCTGAAAATGTTGTACACGACACTGTACAAAATTCAGATTTGGAGTTAAAAGAAGAGGACGTTCTTTCATATATTGGGAAAAGGTACAATAAGCAAATTAACTCATTTGATGAGTTGATGGCTGAACGTAAAGAAAATGAACAATTGCCTGAAGATGTTTCTGCTTATATGAAATATAAAAAAGAAACAGGTAGGGGATTTGAGGATTTTCTTAAATTGAACAAGGATTATGATTCAATAGATTCTGAACAACTCCTTAAAGATTATCTTATATCTACACAAGAAGGTCTTGACAGTAATGATATAGATACATTAATGGAGGATTACAGATTTGATGAAGATATTGACGATGAATTAACTGTAAAGAAAGTTAAAATCGCCAAAAAGAAAGTTATTGCTGAGGCTAAAAAATACTTCAATTCTCAAAAAGAGAAATACAAAGTGCCCCTTGAGTCAAGTGAGGCATTCGTTTCCGATGATGAGAAAGAGATGTATCAAAGCTATAAGCAGTATACCAAACAAGCAAAGACAATAGAAGAAGAGAACAATCGTAAACGTCAATGGTTTGACCAAAAGACAGATGATGTTTTTGGAAATGAGTTCAAAGGTTTTGAGTTCAATGTCAATAACAAAAAAATTACGTTTGCTCCCGGAGATTCCTCAGAATTAAAAAAGAACCAATCAAATCCTCAGAACTTTATAAACAAGTATTTGGATGAGCAAGGTTTAATTAAAGATGCTGTAGGATATCACAGATCATTGTCTATAGCAATGAACCCTGATAGGTTTGCTAAGTTTTTTTATGAACAAGGGTTATCTGATGCTACTGAAGATGTTATGCGTAAAACCAAAAACATCAATATGTCAGAGAGAAGAGCACCTGAAGTTAGCAAAACATCAGAAGGTATGCAGGTAAAAGCGATAAATCCTGATTCAGGTAAAAACCTGAGAATTCGCAGTATAAAAAAGATTTAAAAACATTTAAAAATTAAAAAAAATGGCAAGTGCATTATTAAACAATCCTACCTACGCCCTGCAACCGTCAGCAGAACAGGTAGCATTACAAACAAACTACATTACTAACTTCAACTTCTTGAATCAGTATCTACCTGATACTTATGAGAAAGAATTTGAGCGTTATGGTAACAGAACAATCGCATCTTTCTTACGTATGGTAGGAGCAGAGATGCCGTCTAACTCTGATCAAATTAAATGGGCAGAACAAGGACGTTTACACATTAAGTATACCAACTGTACTTCAGCAGCAGCAGCAGGTTCTGCAACAGCAACTTTTACTGTAGCTGACAGTGGTGTAACTTACATCGCTATCCGTGTTGGACAAACTTTGATGATTCAAAACAATACATCAGGTGTTTTCAACAAAGCTATTGTAACTGCAGTAGGTTCAGCAACAACTTTCACTGTAGCTTATTATGAGACTGCAGGTCAAGCTTTTGCAGTTTCTACTCAATGTACTGTATTCATTTACGGTTCTGAGTTTAAAAAAGGAACTAACGGAATGGTTGGTTCTCTAGAATCAGAAGATGATATCTACAGCAATAACCCTATTATCATTAAAGATAAATATGCGGTTAATGGTTCTGATATGGCTCAAATTGGTTGGGTTGAAGTTACTACTGAGAACGGTGCTACAGGATACTTGTGGTATTTGAAATCAGAGCACGAGACTCGTCTTCGTTTTGAAGATTACCTAGAAACTTCTATGATTGAAGCAGTTCCTGCTGCATCTTCTTCCGGTGCTGCAACTGCAGGATACATTGGTTCTGAAGGTATTTTCTACGTAGTAAACAATCGTGGTAACGTATGGGGTGGTGGCACTCCAACAAGTCTTTCTGATTGGGATTCTATCGTTTCTCGTTTGGATAAGCAAGGTGCTATCGAAGAAAACGTAGTATTCGTAAATCGTGGATTGAGCTTTGACATTGACAATATGTTAGCTACATTGAACGGTTATAACGGAGTTAATGCTGCAGGTGCTGCATCTTATGGTCTTTTTGACAATGATGTTGATATGGCATTAAACTTAGGTTTCACAGGATTCCGTAGAGGTTATGATTTCTACAAATCTGATTGGAAATACTTGAACGATCCAACAATGCGTGGGGGTCTAAATACTACTGCTGCAACTGCAACCGGTACTATTACAGGTTTAATGGTTCCTGCAGGTTCTACTTCAGTTTATGACCAAATTATGGGCAAAAACGCTAAACGTCCGTTCTTACACGTTCGTTACCGTGCTTCTGAAGCTGAAGATCGTAGATACAAAACTTGGATTACAGGTTCTGCCGGTGGTGCTGCTACTAGCGACTTGGATGCAATGGAGGTTAACTTCCTTTCTGAGCGTTGCGTATGTACTCTTGGAGCAAATAACTTTGTATTGTTCCGTTACGGATAGTATTAAAGAAAAACCAAATATGGAGGGTGTCTTTAAAGACACTCTCCTTTTTAACTTAAATTAAATTAAATAAAATAAAATGGCAAAGACTATAATAATTGCAGATAAAGTATATAAATTAAAAGTGGGCAATCCACTTTCATACACATTAGCTTCTAGGAATCACCCTCGTTTTCCTTTAATGTGGTTTGACGAAAAGAATAATCAAAACCGTGCTTTAAGATATTCAGTAAACCAAAAGTCTCCTTTTGAGGATGAACAAGATGGTAATGCTATTATTGAGCCGATTATTTTTGAGGATGGATTTTTAAGAGTTCCAAGAACAAACCCGGTTTTACAGCAATTTCTACACTACCATCCATTAAATGGCAATATTTTTATTGAGGTAGATAAAGAGAAAGATGCAAGTGCAGAAGTTGAGGATTTAAATACAGAGGTTGATGCGTTGGTTGAAGCTCGTCAGCTTACACTTGACCAAATTGAGACTTTAACAAGAGTTTTATTTGGAAAAGACCCCTCTACAGTATCAACTGCTGAGTTAAAAAGGGACATTTTAGTATACGCAAAAACAAATCCTAGAGAATTTTTGAATGTATTAAATGATCCTGAATTAAAATTCCAAGCAAAAGTTCGTTTATTTTTTGAAAATAAACTATTAATACTAAGAAATTCAGAAAAAGAAGTGTGGTTTAATACCATTACTAATAAAAAGAAGATGTTATCCGTTCCATTTGGGGAAGATCCTTATGGTATGGTTGCCCATTATTTACAAAGCGATGAAGGTCTTGACTCTCTAAAGATGTTAGAATCATCTTTAGTTTAGTAAATATCTCGGTTTTTTGTTTGATTAAATAAGAAAGAAGGGGGCACTAATTGTGTCCTCTTTTTTTTATGTATATTTGTAAAAAAAGAACTAATGATAAATGGAGTAAGAAATAGTGTATTATCCGTTCTTAATAAGAACAATTATGGATATATATCTCCTTCTGATTTCAATCTGTTTGCAACTAATTCACAGATGGAGATTTATGAAGAGTATTTTAGTAGTTATAACAAGGTTATAAATGCTGAAAATGCTCGTACATCAGGAGTGGATTATGCTGATATTGAACAACCGATTGCAGAGGTTTTAGAATATTTTTTAAGAACAGATTATTTATCTAAAATTTCTGCTAATAAATTCTCAATGCCCACATTAACAACTACAGGATATGATACTTATATGTTGTTAGATGTTAAATGCAAACCTGTTATTCTTAAAACAGGTACAAATACAAGTGTAGTTTCTTTACAATTAGTTGATTCAACTGCATTATTTACTACATATGGTATTGCTGCAGGAGATGTCGTAACTAATTTAACTACAGGTTTAGTATCTACAGTAGTGTCTGTATTAAGTAATACAGCGTTATTATTAGATTCAAATATATTTTTAGCAGTAGGAAATGCTTATACCATTATTTCTGCTGCTACTGTTGTTCAGGCTGAAAAGGTAATTAACAATAAACTTTCTTTATTAGTAAATTCTAATTTAACTAAACCAACAGTTGAGTTCCCTGTTTATGCATTGCAAAGTACAGAGTTAACTTTTTATCCTGTTACAATAAGCAATAAGGGTCAAGTAGAAGCAACTTATTTTAGGTATCCTAAAGTACCAAAATGGACATATATTACTTTGGCAAATGGTGAGCCTGTTTTTGATCAATCGCAACCCGATTATCAAGATTTTGAGTTGCCTGCTGAAGATGAGTATAAGTTAGTAACTAAAATACTTGAGTATTGTGGTATGTCAATTAGAGAAACAGAAGTTACTCAATTCGGTATGGCACAACAACAACACGAACAGCCTACATTTAGTATGCAACAATAAAAATTTAAAAGATGGCATATATATCACAATATGAATATTATGAGAATGGTGGCGTAGTACCTGAAGATAAAAATTGGGGTTCATATCAATACGTTAGTTTAACAGATGTTGTCAACAACTTTTTATTAATGTATTCAGGAAACCACTCATTAGTAAATAATGAGGAGCGTTTTAAGGTATTGTTCCACGCAAAGCGTGCTATTCAAGAATTAAATTACGATGCTTTTAAGGAGATAAAGATATTAGAGTTAACGGTTCCTGACAATTTAAGATTCATATTACCTTCCGACTATGTCAATTGGGTGCGTGTATCTTTATATAAGAATGGTTGGTTACGTCCTTTATCTGAGAACATTCAAACCCTTTCATCTAAAGCTTACCTTCAAGATAACACAGGAAGAATTTTATTTGATCAGTATGGTAATGCGTTAAGTCCTCAGTATTCTGAAATAGATTATGATAGATTAACACATATAAAGAAAAGTATATATTTAAATCAGGGAAGTCAATTTAATGGGCAGTTAGGATGGAACTATGATGGTATGTGGTATTTTGATTACAACATTGGTACAGCATATGGTTTAAATACAGAGACTGCAAACTTTAACCCTACATTTAATATTGAAAGAAAAACAGGAGTTATTAACTTTGATTCATCAATGTCAGGAGAGTCTTGTATACTTGAGTATGTATCTGATGGTATGGAGCAAGGGGATAACTCTTTGATTACTGTTAATAAGTTATTTGAGGCATATATATATGCGTCTATTAAATATGAGATATTGAACGCTAAATTAGGAGTTCAAGAATATATTGTTTCTCGTGCTCGTAAAGAAAAAAGTGCTTTACTTAGAAATGCAAAAATAAGAATTAGTAATATCCATCCCGGTAGACTCTTAATGAATATGAGAGGAATGGACAAGCAAATAAAATAAAATGGCAAATTTTACAAGAAACTTTATAGCAGGAAGAATGAATAAGGTTGTTGATCAACGTCTTCTTCCTGAAGGTGAATATGTCGATGCTATGAATATCAGAATGGGTTCTACCGAAAATTCTGAGATTGGTGTAATTGAAAATACAAAAGGTAATTTACCTCTTACATCATTGACATATATAGATGGTACGCCATTAAGTTCTAGTGCAAGATGTATTGGTGCTATTGAAGATAGTGCTAATGAAACATTGTATTGGTTTGTTCACGATAATGACTTTGGTGTTGGAGCTACAGGTAAGCTTGATTTAATTGTTTCTTTTAATATATTTACAAACATATTAACGTATCACGTTATTAGTATTAATGATGGGAGTAATTTAAATACAACTTTAAATTTTAATCCAAGTTATCTTATTACAGGAGTTAATATTATTAATGGATTATTGTTTTTCACAGATGATTACAATGCTCCTAGATTTATAAATGTAGGTAGGAACTATCCTAATCCTATTAGCAATATAGACCAAGTTAGTGCGGAATCTTTACTTGTTATTAAAAAACCACCTATTGAGTCTCCTACTATTGAACCTATTGTTACTAATGGGCAAGAAAACTATTTAGATACAAGATTTATTTGTTTTGCTTACCGGTATTTGTATATTGATGGAGAATACAGTGCTACATCACAATGGTCTCAACCTGCATTTGTCCCTAATCCTTTTAGTTTTAGTACAGATAATTTCCTGAATGAGGGGATGACTAATTTTTGCAATTCTGTTATAGTAACTTATAACTCAGGTGGTCCACTTGTAGTTGGTATGGATTTATTATTTAAACAATCCAATAATAATATTATTAAAGTTATTGAGAAATTAAATAAAAAAAACTTAGGATTAGCCAATGATACAGATTATCAATATACATTTACAAATAGTAAAATATTTACCATATTATCTGAAAGTGAATTATTAAGATTGTATGACAATGTGCCTAGATACGCTAAAGCTCAAACAATTATGGGCAATAGATTAATGTATGGTAATTATGTAGAAGGTTACAATCTAGTTGATGAATTTGGATCTCCTATTAAATTTGAATATACAACTGAATTAGTTTCTCTTCCTATAGGTAATTCAGAGATTGTAGATTCAGTAATTTCAGGAAATTATAATATAGATGGAGCAGTTACTATTGCAGATGCTGCAGTTACATTTGACTTATCAGGTCAAAATTTAGTAGCAGGTTCTGCTTTTAATATAGATGTAACTATTGATCACTCTCAATTTACGGGAGATGAACCATACCCTGTTGAAGTTACAACTGCAATAGTGTTAAATTTTGGATTCTTTTTATCTACAACATACAATTCAGTATATGAATTAGCTACAAGCGTAGAATTTCAAAATGCAATAGGTACTGCTGTAAATATACAAACTGTACCTAATGCTTGTTTGGGAACAACTTTTACTGATTCAGTAAATTGTGCTCTTCCAAATAATCTAGATGCATACATAAAAGTAGCTAGTGGTATTAGTGCAGTTGGTCAACCTGTTGCAATTATAACAAGTCCGGGAAGTAACATAATAGGATTACAATTCCCTGCAATGAAATATGTGGATAATGTGACAACTCCAACTCAAACTTTTTATGAATATTATAGAATATTATACTCAAACGCTACTTTTCAAGAAATAGCTAGTCCACAAAGTTTGCATAGCAATCGTGATTATGAGATTGGTATAGTATATATGGATGAATTTAATAGAGCAACAACTGCTTTAGTTAGTCCTAATAATACTGAACACGTTCCTTGTGGATTTTCTGCTAATAAAAATTCTATACAGGTAACTATACCACCAACACAACTTCCTCCTGCTTGGGCAAAGAGATATAAGTTTGTTATCAAACCTGATGAAGAGAATTATGAAACAATTTATTGTAGTATATATTTTCAAGATCCATTAACTAATGATGCTTATTTATTACTAGCAGGAGAGAATGCTAGAAAAGTTGAAAAAGGAGATAGGCTTATAGTAAAAGCAGATTCAAATGGAGCAACTACAAGTTGTGTTTATACTACTGTATTAGATAAGAATGCAGAAGCATCAAACTTTATTGAGGTTCCAAGCAAGTTAGACCCAACTGTTTTTATACCAATTCCGGCAGGTGTTTATATGAAAGTTAATCCTAATAGTTTTACTATTGTTCAGGATGAATTAGCAGTTATTGCTCCTGGAAAAAGACACGAAAGAGCGTCTAGTCCGGGTCTAATAGGACCGGGAACATTTCCTATTCTATACTATCCAATGAATTACTATGATACAGTAACATCTGCTTGGGTAGATTATTCTGTACCTGCAGGAAGTAGGATTATTTTAAGTATTAGGCAAAGTCGTGCAGGAGTAGCGTGTAGTTGTGAAGAAAGATCAAGTACACTAGAAAAAACAATAACAGCTTCTAACAATTATGACAATATGTATGATTGGTGGATAGGAGATAATATTGATCAAATTTTAAAAGATTGCATTGTAACTGCAGCTTGTGGTTCAACAGTTCCTGAAAATGAATTTATTAATACAATTACAAATGTTGCAGGAGATATACCAACAGATTTAGTAACTAACTATTATAGATTTTATAGAGATACAACTACTAATCAGTTACAATTAATGATTACGGGTACAAGAAGTTGTCCGGGTTATAATTTCCCAAATTCTCGTTCTTCTGATGTAAATGCAAATATTACAGTATTTCGTGCTGAAAACAATTTAATATTTGAAACAGAACCATCCGATGCTTTACCTGATGTATTTTTTGAAAATGAAATGTCATTTGCTATTGAAAATGGCAATCATATGGGTAATATCCAAAACCAAAATATAGGGACGGGTACACCTGCAATTGTTGACACTAAGTTTTTCAATTGTTTTGCATTTGGAAATGGAGCAGAAAGTTATAAGATTCGTGACTCAATTGTAGGAAGGTCTTTTAATTTTGGTAATAGAGTTACAAGTGTATCAGCACAAGATTATAAAGCAGCAGATAGATTCTCAGATATTACTTATAGTGGTGTATACAATGCAGAATCAAATATAAATAAGCTAAACGAATTTAATTTAGGATTATTAAATTACAAGAATTTAGAAACATCGTTTGGTGATATATTTGTAATGGATGGAAGACAAACAGATGTTCTTGTTTTACAAGAAGATAAAATATCATATGTATTAACAGGAAAAAACTTATTATCTGATTCTACAGGTGGTGGTGCAGTAACCTCAGTTCCTGAAGTGTTGGGAACACAAATTGCTCGTACTGAGAAATATGGAGTTAGTTTTAACCCTGAGAGTTATATTCAGTGGGGATACGACAGATTTTTTACAGATGTAAAGCGTGGTGTAGTTCTTCAATTAAGAGGCGATTCTGTTTCAAATGACCAATTAAAAGTCATATCTGAAATGAATATGCGGACTTGGTTTAGAGATACTTTTAATAATTCATTTAGTACTCAGAAATTGGGTGGATTTGATCCATATATGAATGAGTATGTTTTGTCAACTAATGACATACAATTGCCGTCTAATCCTAAGTGTATAAACTGTGGTATTTCTCAAGTATTTAATTTATCAACGTTAGATGAAGAGGTAAAACAAACATCATATTGTGTTGATTTAGGTCCTACAATAGGATTAACTGATGTTACATATGAAGTTATAGCTATATCTGAAGGAGCGGAATTTGAAATAATAGTTGATTATGATGGCAGCAGTAATACAACAGGATTTGTAAATACTTCAGGTACATTAACATTTAATAAAGATAATGTATCAGTAGAGACTTCAACTGTTACAATAAATTATACCGGAGATATTACATTGCAAGTACTTGCTGATTGTTGTAATGCTCAATCTTTAAATATAGTACAAGTTGTTTTGACAAGTGATTACAATTCAGGAGAAACCATTCACACTCAATATAGATTTGTTAGCGCAGAGTTTGTTTCTCCATTACAATCAAGTTTTGTAATTTTTGCTGACGGGACTACTAACCCTCTTGTATCAAGATATAATGTAACTACAGACTTTGTTGGTACAGGAGGGTTCCCTCCTGCAGGAAGCACAATGAGTTTAATATCAAACCAATTTGCAACTGATACATTTGTATTTACTACAGCTAATGACAAGTTTAAGTACTTAGTTTCAGATACATTATATAATAATACTACTACTGATATAGAAACTTTATTAGGTTTAGCAACAACTGCAACACCTAATTTAGGTAGTGGTTCATATAATTATGCAGATTTTACTGTGCCAACACTTGAAAATTACCTATATTTGATATGGGATTTTAGAAAATCAGTTCCTGTTACACTTTGTTACTCAGATGTAGATTTATTTGACGTTTGCTGTAATTGTATAATAGAACCTTAAAAAAAAAATATGGCAATATCTTCATCATATTACATAAATGCACCATCTCTTGGGTCAGCTACTGCTGTATTTACAGATAGTGCATTAACTACTTGTGCTCTTGATGGATTCTATTCAGATGGAGTAATCTCAAGGGAACAAGTAGATTGTGTTTTATTACCACAACAAACTTGTCCATCTTGCTCTGTTGTATACGAATTAGGTTATAGTACAGTAGATTGTACAGATGCTTGTACACAAACAACTACCACTTACTATAGTAACTGTGAAGAACTTGTACTATATTATTGTTATTTATGGGTAGATGAAGCTATGACTATTGAGGCTCCTGCAGGATTTTATAGTGACGGTGTAAATTGTTATGATTATAGATTTCCTCATTCAGGATTTATCTCAATAACGCCTTGCTCAGAACCTGTTTCTTTTAATTGCGTATCAGGAACTTGTATTGATCCGGGAGATGGAAGTGGAACCTATGCTACATTGGTAGAGTGTGAAGCAGTTTGTAGTCTTACTCCTGTTACATCATACAATTGCGAGTCAGGCACTTGTGTAGAAGTTAGTGGTAGTGGTGGTGATTATATTAACTTAGAAGCTTGTGAAGCTGCTTGTGAACCTCCTGCAATAAATGTTAATTGTACTATTTATGATGATAGTTGCACTCCTATAGGTTCTATAGTAGTACTTCCCGGAGATGGTGCTTCAGTTGGTTTATATTATAGGATTGCTCCTGACGTTATATATTATGTAAATAATTTTACTAGCGTACCATATGCTAATGTTCAGACTATGGGAACCGGGTATCCTACTTGTCCTGTACCTTAATAAAATAAAATAAATGGCAAATTATACATTAACATATAGCGATATGGTTGCAGGATGGGTATCCTTTTACTCATATTACCCTGATTGGATGATTGGGATGAATAATTATTTCTATACTTTTAAAGGAGGCAACCTATATAGGCACAATGTAAACGCTGCTAGGAATACATTTTATGGACAATTTAGTCCTACTACATTACAAAGTGTATTGAATACAGCTCCTTTAGAGAACAAATTATTTAAAACCATTAATCTTCAAGGAGATGCAAGTTGGTCCGCAGCGTTAGAAACAGACCTGCAATATTCAGGATTTATTCAAGCTTCTTGGTTTGAGAAAAAAGAAGCCTCTTATTTTGCATTTATAAGAAACAATTCACTAGGTGAACTTGCTCTTAGAAGTGTAAATGGTATAGGAAGAAGTTATCAAGTTACAGGAAGTGGGTCAGCAGTAATTGTTAAATTTTCAGTTTCTCCATTAATTGCTATAGGAAGTATAATAAGTGTGGGAGATATATTATATTTTTCATTACCTCCTTATACTGTTCCTGTTTTAGCAGGAAAAGTTACAGCTATTACGGTAGACTTGCCCAATGGTATAAATCAATTAACTATTGATACCACCGTTCCGGGAGCTACTCCAATACCTATACAAAATGCATTTTTCTTATATATAAAAAATTCAGTAGCTGAGTCTCACGGGGTGTTAGGACATTATTGCACATTTAGTATTGAGAACACTTCTAGTGATAAAATTGAGTTATTTGCAGTTCAGTCAGAAGTAATGAAAAGTTTTCCTTAAATTTGTGACAATATGGAGTTATATATACGAGAACTGAACGAAAATGATTATGATGAGATTCTTGTAGGATGGTGGAAGCAATGGGGATGGTTGCCTCCTGAAAGGGATTTTCTCCCTGATAATGGGAAAGGTGGTATTATAGTATTTGACCAAGATGTTCCGGTTTGTGCAGGGTTTATGTACATAACCAATTCAAAAGTATCTTGGGTAGATTGGATAATATCAAACAAGGAATATACAAAAAAACCACAAAGGAGGGATGCCATTAAGTTATTGGTATCATCACTTACAAGTATTTGTGAAAAAGCAGGTAATAAATACATATACGCATTGATAAAAAACGAAAGTCTTATAAATACATATATAGATTTAGGGTATACAAAAGGAAGTACTTATACAACAGAAATGATTAAAATATTATAATATGGCAATTGGAACAGCAGCAGCAATAGGTTTAGGGTTATCAGCAGCCTCTACTACTATGTCATTTGTGCAAGCAGGTAATCAAAAAAAGGCACAACGTCAAGCTGAATCAGATGCTGATAAAGCTATGCAAGAAGCTAGAAAAAAACTTGAAGTAAATTATTATGACAAGTTATCTATACAAAAAGAACCATATGAGTTAGAAAGAGAGGCTCTTCTTTCTCAAGGTGCTCAAGCTATTCAAGCAGGGGTAGAAAGTGAAAGAGGTGCAGCAGCAACTGCAGGTCGTGTGCAAATGGCTATGAATGAAGGACAAGGAGGAATAAGATCTGCAATGGGTCAAGAGTTAAGTAATCTTGAGAAATTAAGTGCTCAAGAACAAAGCAGACTTCGTGATGTAGGAACTCAATTAGACTTAGAAGAGGTTGCAGGTGCTCAATTAGCAGCAGCAAATGCTCAAGAATTAGGTGCTCAAGCATTGACACAAGGTATGCAAGGTCTTACAAGTATGGGACAACAGATATACGAAGCACAACCTTTATATTCTAAACAAAAAAATATTAATCCATATACAGGAATGCCAATGACAACTGATTTTAAAGTTATGGCACAATTAGCTGATCAAAGAAAACAAGCAGGTTTATCATCAGCAACAGCAGCTAATCAATTTCAAACAATTCCCATACCAAGTGGATTAAGACAACAAGGTGGACAAATACCTATAAATCCTTTTTTATTTCCATTTCAAAGATAATAATCGATGCCAACATATTATAAATACGCAGAACGGAACGCAGATAGTCAAGTAAATTGGGCTGAAATAGGTAAGGGTGTTACTGATATGCTCCAAGCGGAAACTGAGATTCGTAGACAAAAAAAAGCAGCTATTGATGAGTCTACTCGTCAATTTCAAAAGGTATTATCAGAATCTCCTCAAGGTGAATTTCAAGATGGTAATAAATTTACCAATGATTTTTCTCACGATATGATGGCGCAAATGTTACTTGATACTAGATTGTTAAAGTCAGGTCAAATGAAATTGCAAGACTTCACTTTAAGAAGACAAAATTATATAGACGGAACAGATACATTATTTGATTTACAAAAACTATATCAAGAAAATTATAAATCAACAATGGAAGGACTTCAAAGTGGAGATCTTCAAGCGTTAACAGGTTATAATATGGGTAGTGTAGAAGGGTTTTCTGATTTTTCAAAATCAAAAGCAGTTATTAATCCATATACAGGAGATATAAATGTTGGTATAATGAAGCCAAATCCAATAACAGGGATTATGGAATTAAGTAAAGATGTTGTTCCTGTCAATGTTATTAAAGGAAAACTTTCAACTAAAATAAAAGCCTTTAGAGTTGATGAAGCAATGAATAATACGGTAAGTTCTTTAGGTAAAGAAAAAGATTATATATATCAATTAGCTACTACATCTAGAGCAGGAAGTATTACTGAATTAATGGGACCCGGAGCATTTGAAAATATTATAAGAGAACATCCTGAATTAAAAGGGAAATTAGGTGACTATGAAGGAATAGTTAATAATTTCAATTCAGCAATAGATAAAACTATTGATGGATATTTTTCAGATCCTTATCATATATCTTCTGTATTAACTCAAAATACAAGTAAATATCATCAAGATTCATATACTTATGATATGACAGAAGCAAAAAAAGATCCAAATAAATTACTTTTAAAAGTAAATCCTAATACAGGATTAGGCATTTTAGATGAAACTGCTCCTCATTATAAAGAACAAGTACAAGAAGCAAGAGATTGGGTTAAAAGTCAATTATTAAGTAAACTTGATAGGGAAAGAAATATTAAAGTTACTGCAACTACTCCGTATGCACCTCCGGAACAACAATGGAAATATGATGCAGCTAATGCTTCAAAAGATAAAATAAATGCATCAAGAAACTTTGCAGAAAATCTTGTAAATTCATTAACAGGAGATCCTGTTACATCAGCAGCGTCTACTAAATACTTATCAGGTAAAACAGGACTTCCTATAACAAAAACTAAAGATAGTTATGTGGTTGAAAATAAAGAAACAAAACAAAGTCAAACATTTAAATTACTTGAAAATGGAGCACCTGCTGAACCAATGAAATTTGCAAAAGCAGTATTAGGTTCAATGGGATTAGATAAATTAGGTTTAGATGAGGACCAAACTTTAAAATTTGTTAAAGATTTTTTTGGTGATAAAAAAATAAATTTAACAACTGAATCAAAAGGATTTGATGTAAAAGACAAACCACAAGACCCAATAGAGATTTATTCAGAACATATAGATAATATATTACCTCCTAATATTATTCCTAAAGATCAAACTACAAATCAAATACAAGCTATTTTAGATAGCAAATTAAAAGGTTTAGGAATTAAATCAAGCACTTGGACAAGAACGCCTAATGGGATATTTTTTACAAACAATGATGGTGTTGAATCTCCTGTTTTTCTATCTTCAGATTTTAATGCTATTAAAGAATGGATTCAATCAAATCCAAGTAAAAACTTAGATACTTTAATAAAAACAGGAGTTGTTAAACCAAGTCAAAAAGCAGCAGCATCTTCAGGTGCACCTGCTCCTAATGCACAAGGTGTAGGATCAAAATATGGTGGAGGATAGTTATTACTTTAAAATAATATAATAATATGAACGAAGAAGCATTAAAAGACGCTTACAATTTATTTGTACAACAAGGATACAAAAAAAGTATTGATGAGTTTAAGCAATTAATTGCTACTAATCCTGAAGCATTAAAAGATTCATATAATCTATTTACACAACAAGGTTATACTAAAAGTATTGATGACTATAAAACTCTTATAGGAGTTTCTGATGTTTTAAAAAAAAAAGAAGAGCCAATACTTCCAATGGCTCCTCAGCAAGAGCAAGTACCAAGCGCAATACCGGGAGCAAAACCTTATACGGAATCTCCTTTGGCAGGTACTTCTTCGGAATTACCATCTCCAATAAGTGAGGAGCAACCTGAAACTCCTGTAGCTCCTATTACTCCTGTTAGACCAACTGACGTACCACCTGTACGTCAACAAGTGGACCAAACGCCACTTGGAGTTTTTAATCAAAAGATAGAAGATCCTAATTACGATGCGTTAACTCCTGATGAACAAGCACGTACAGTAAAAATAAAATATCCTAAAGTAAAAGAGGAACCTAAAAAAGAAGAAGCTCCAAAAGAAGAAAAATCAACTTTAGAATCAATAGGAGATTGGATAAATAATACAGCAGCAGCTTTAGATAGAGGGTTTGCTAAAAACATTATTGGTAATCCTATTAAAGGATTAGGTACAATTATTCAAGGATTAAATGCAAAAGTTACAGGTACATCAGGTAAAGAGCCTATTACTGATGCTTTAATTAATTTCGGAAACTATTATAATAAAATGATTGATGAACTTGCTCCTCAAGATGAAGAGTATAAAAATAGTTTATCAGATCAATTTGCTCAAGCATTTGGGCAAGTAGCATCTTTAATAGCAACAGGAGGATTAGCAAAAGCTGCAGGTGCTGCAGGGAAATCAACATCCGCATTACAGATGGCAGAGTTGGCTTCTCAAACTGCTCCAAAAGCTGCAGGAGCAGTATCAGGTGCATTAGAAACAGTTGGTGCTCAATTGTCAGCTCCTACCTCAGTAAGTGCAGGTCTTTCAATGGGTCAAGCTGAATTTGACAGGGCAAAAGCTGCCGGTGCTACTGATGAACAAGCGTATGAAGCGTTTTTAAAAAATGCATCAGTAGGTTCAATTTTAGAGACAATTCCTGTTATGGGGTTTTTAAAAAGATTTGATAAAGCAACGGCAGGAGGTGTAAAGAATTATCTTAAAACCAAATCAATTAGTGGTCTTATAGGTGGTACAGAAGAAATGACTACAGAGATATTACAACAATTATATTCTAATAAAACAGCAAAGGATATATATGATGTTAATCAAGATTTATTAGAAGGTGTTGCAGGGTCAGGTGGTGTAGGATTTGGCGTTGGATTTTTGCTTAATGCAATGGGTGCAAATGCTAAAATACTAAGAAAAGAAGGAAAAGAAACTGAAGCTGCTGTAATAGAAAAACAAATGCAAGAGTTTGAAGAAAAACCAAAAGGACCTCCTCCTTCATATAAATTAAATGGTATAACTCTTGATCCTGAAGTTGCACCTGTTCTTTTAGATAAAATGAGTGGTGCTGAGTTAATAAAATCTAAATTAGAGATAAAGAATGATCCTGTTCTTGAATTAAAAATACAAGATAAAATTGTAACCAATTCAGTTAAAGAACAAGTAAGACAAGGTAATCCTGATTTAAATGAACCAAGTTTAAATGCCATTACAGATTTAGAGTTACAATTAAAAAAGCTAGAAGGAAATACTACTCAAACAGGTAAAGAAAAGGCTGCTGCAATTAGAACTCAGATTAAAGATATTCAAGAGAATCAAATACAGGAGGAAGCTAAGGTTGCAACTATTGAGGCAGAGGCTCCTGAGATTATAGAAATACCTGAATCTATATCTTCATTGAAAGATGATGAACAAATTTCATTTAGTGTTAATTCTTTAGATGAGATTC